CATCGACAACCACAACCAACCCTTTAACGGGGACCACTTCATCCCCAACCACATCGACATCGACAACCACAACCAACCCTTTAACGGGGACCACTTCATCCCCAACCACATCGACATCGACAACCACCCCAAATCCTCTAACAACTACGTGTATTCCGTGTTATTTTCCAATACCAACGACACCAAACGCCCCACCCCCATATACTCTCCCCACGACAATCCCCGGATCTAATTTATCATATATATCAACACCCCCTCCACCAATAGATCCTCTAACACCATCTATCACCACGACTACCACGACTACCACTACCACGACTACCACGACAACAACTACTACCCCAGTCCCAACTACACCCCCCATTATCTGTCAACCCGCTTGCAAAGCGTTGAATTACTGATAAATCGTAGTATATGAGAAAATTAACAATCGGAATGACAACATTCGACGATTATGATGGCGTATACTTCACAATTCAAGGAATTAGAATGTTCCATCCAGAAGTATTGGATGATATTGAGTTTGTAATCATTGACAATAACCCATCTGGCGCACATTCTACGGGCATCAGAGCCTTGACAAGTTGGGTAAAAGAGCCTTTGCAATATTTTCCATTTACTAATCACCAATCCACCACGGTGAAGGACAAAGTTTTCAGTCTAGCGGATACCCCCTATGTCTTATGTATTGATTGTCATGTCTTATTGGCCCCCGGATCTCTCAAAAAGCTAATAGATTACTACGACTCCAAAAAGGACAAGGGAAATCTACTCCAAGGACCATTAATATATGACGATCTGACAAATATCAGCACCCATTTTAACATGGATACATGGGGATCTCATATGTGGGGGCAATGGGCGACCGATATCCGAGGAACGGACACCAAGAATGCGCCATTTGAAATTCCAGCACAGGGAATGGGCCTTTTCTCATCTAGAAAAAAAGATTGGCTTGGTTTCAATCCCTTATTTCGAGGCTTTGGAGGCGAAGAGGGATATATCCACGAAAAATATAGGCAGCACGGTAAAAAAACCATGTGCCTTCCATTTTTAAGGTGGTTACATCGATTCGAACGCCCAAATGGCGTCCCATATCCAAATAATTTAGAAGACAGGTTCAGAAACTACTACATTGGACACGAAGAACTCAATTTAGATACCGCTGACCTGTTTTGCCAATTTCCTCAATTCGCGAATTGCGAACGTCTCAATAGAATTGACGAAGAAATCAAAGAAGCCCAAGCCTGACTTCCGTTCGCATGTCTTCGATCAATGATACGTATCGTTCTTTGATATAGTCGTCTATTGCTAGAGGTTTTATCAATTTCGATAAATCAACCCCTAAAGTGGCAGCTTTTTCTTCAATAAAATGGAAAGCTTCTACTAAACATGCCCACCTCGTATACTCCTCAACTGTCATTGTCTCAACAGTTCCGTCGTCCCTCATTATGTTCACTATCATAAGATGATATTATATTTCGGTTTTAATTAAATGTCTTTTCCAACCGGAATGTCGAATGGCTGCTCCAAATTCATAGGTTCGCTTATTAGCACCATATCATATTGATTAGTGACCCGATATTTGTTCTTACAGTTTTCACACACTACTTCATTGTCTGAATCCGGGGGAAATAATCCCTCAAATGTGTTGCCCCCACAAATACAGGGCAATTTAACCAACATAGAGTCAAAAATTCCCTCGTATTCTTGAATGACTTCATTTTGTTGGTTTAAAATCTCTTCGTGTTCTGCTATGACCTTGTCATATTCCTCAACAATCTCGGTGGTTTGATCCACGACTACAGGTTCTACGTCAGGCTTCAATATTGTTGCAACATACCAACCCACGCCCCATAGTCCAAGTAAGACTGATAAACTTTGCCATATTGCTATGGCTGGATATAGCCCAAGAGACAGTCCAAAAAGTGCGATGATGGGAATTATTACTAATTTATGTTTTTCGATGAATCTTATCATACAAGCTATTGTAACGCGGTTTTAACCAATGTCAAGTCTTATTGATAGATTTCGTCTTCGTAATCTTTCCTGTCGTCGCCCATGTGGCTAGTCCCAATTGAGTATTGCTCTAAAGTAGAATCGACAGTTTGAAGTAAATATATCACAATCTTCTCTGTGTTCTTCATCAACTTATACAAGGATTCTTTATTTTTCACATCCTTAGTTTTTAAAATTGCTTCGATGGTCTTAGAAGCTTGAAACGCATTATCGATCACACTAGCATAGTATTCCGGTAGATTCGCCATTTCGAATGGTAAGGTGTTGGGGGCTTGATGTGTTTCCCTCTCCTCTTTTTTCCATTCCCTCATCTGTGTAGACGGATCTAGATCATAATCAATCTGTCCAGATACAAATTTTGTAGAATAAGGTGATTGTCCGTTGTTAGGCATGAATATATTTAACCATTCACACTAAATAATGTCATGAGCAAGTTTGCCAATAATTTCCTAAAAGTGTTACAAGAGGCCCCAATGGATGAATATGATGAAAGAAGTGCTATGGAAGGTTCCCTAGACGATGGAACGAATGCTTCTGAGTTTGACACTAATATGGAACCATCTCCGGAGGAACAAGGAGAATCCGATGAAGTTGCAGATGCGATGTCGCGCAGAAATGAGCAAATTGTCGGTGAACTTCAAAGTTGGATCGACGAAATTCAAGGATTCCTTGAGTTTCTTAATTCTGAGGACCCTAATAGTGTTCAATCAAAACTTGCTGCTGCTGTTCCTGATACCATCATGGATAAGATGAAACAAAGTCAACAAACCAAGATTTCTCGGGTTGCTGCGGACTTGGCGTCTCTCCATCAGAACTTTTTGGGATTTATGAGTCAGTCAAATAATGCAAAATTTAAATTTGTGTGATTTATAAATCACCCTATACAATTTATAATCTTCAAAAATCCACTATTTTTTAGTGGATTTTTTGTATCTATGGACTAAATAGAAACATGAAGTTAAAATACGACGTAATATGGAAAACCAAAAACCCTAATCTCTTTGGAAGAGAAGAGGAAGTCCTATCTCTACATCTAAATGATAAGATATCTGTTTCAGAATTATCAAGAGTTTACAAATGCGATAGAAAACCAATCCAAAATCTCATAAAAAAGAATGGGTATAGCCCTAGACCAACAACATGCCCAAAGTTGGAAGGAAGAGAAGAAGAAATATTAAAAATGTATATCACGGATCTCCTCACAGTTCAAACCATTCGAAAAAAGGTTAGTTGTTCGTATACTGTAATCAAAAACTTTTTAAAAAGAAATAATATTCAACTAAGAACTGCGGAAGAGAGTAGAAACACTGAAGATGGTAGAGTTAAAGGGACCGCCCAACGATTAAAACACCTAGACGATTTAAATACAGCGATTCAAATGTATAATAATGGGTCACCACTCCCAGATATAGCCCAGATGTACAACATGTCTGCGGTGGGATTACGTATAAAATTATTAAAAAATGGTGTAATATTAAGAACGCCATCCGAATCGGCAACCCTTCAAACCACATATGATCGCAAAAAGGCAACCAATATGCTACATCGCGGTGTTGAAAACCCCATGCAAGATCCTGAAATCTATGAAAAAAGTAATATAAATCGCTACAAGTTCAAATCATATATCATAAATGGTAAAACATTTAGCCATTTACAAGGATATGAACCACAGGCTATTGAATATTTGATAAAACAACATAAAATCAATGTAAATGACATTCAAACTGGAAGACAGGTTCCAAAAATTAGATATTCCTTTGGAAGTAAACGTAAAATGTATTATCCGGACATTTACATCAAAAAAGACAACCTCTTAGTGGAAGTCAAATGTCAATATACATACGACAACATGTTGGAATTAAACAAAACAAAACGTGCCGCGTCCCTCTCCAAAGGATATAACTATATAACTTTAATTTTTGATAATTTTGGTAAAACTTTAGTGGGGGAATTTTAATCTTCACCCAATTCACCCACAGGGGTCTCAACTTTAAATAGTTCTACTGTCAAATCGGGAAGCAATTCCCGCAAGGATCGACGATCCTTAGTATTTTTACATACCAAATCAAAGTAAACTTCTCCCAAATTATCATATCCACATGTGAAATAACAATCGAGTGATGATGTCGGAAAAACTGCTTCTGCTTCTGGGGTTGCCCGCCGAACTTCTGTCAATGCCTCGTTATAAAGATTAGGGAGATCTAATTGTGCTGCTTCTGCTCCAACTTGGGGGAGGTCTTTCCAAGGAATGCCACCAATAGTAGTAACTACAATATCATCCAACGCAAATTTCCATCTTCTGGTGCCATCTTCCGACGCAGATGGAAGTATTAGAGATCCACTTCGTTGATAATCGCAATCATTGATTAAACAATACCCTAAAGATCGAATATTATATGACATGCCATCATATCTTGTAATCCCCGATACATTATCACATATTCCCTTCGAGTAAACTACATTTTTATTGAACCTATTGACAATGCCCCATCCATTTAGGTCACTATATAGCCGAAAGATTTTGGACATATCCTTATATGTATTCACCTTCACTTTTTCTTTTTTTGTATTCATAACTTGTAAATCGGATTATAACGCCCAAAATCAAAAAATCAAGAGCAAAAATCCAATTTCTTGACTTTTTTTCCCTGATCTTTAAATACTGTCACCATGACAGACACAGAATTAGCAGACAGGAAATTGAGAGCAGTTGAACTAGCAATTATCGCCGCCGAGCAGGCCGGGAACGGCACACTTGACGCTATCTCAAAAACTTACCTTTGGATTATAGCTGCCTGTGACTTGGGGTGCAAAAAACCTGTTACTCTTTATACTCCCGACCTTCATCTAACACAGGATTGCAGTAGCTCTAAGCCAATACCGCCCCCAGATATCACAACCACGTCTAGTCTTACCACCTAATTTATAATTTTCCAAACAAAATCTTAAACTTGAGAATAGCCGATGGTCCACATTGGCTATTTTCTTTTACAAACTTAGGTGATATACCATTTATACCAGTTTTTACGCAAATTTCATTAAAATCCTTATAATTTCCCCACTTTTTAGGCCAAATGAAGACACATTCTCCTTGTTCAAGGAGTTTTTCTGTCTTTTCCCTTGAAGTTTTATCAATCCATTGACTATCTAAGACCCAAATCTTGTTAAAGAACTTTAATTCTTCTAATTGTTCTTGTTGGAGTCTCGTATATCTGTGATATCCCGCATTAATACCTCCCAGACCAATACCATTCTTAACGAAGAAGGAATCTATGGGACCCTCGAATAAAAATACATAATCTAATGATGCATCCACTCTTTCCATACCTGATATTGACTTGTCTGCGTTATATTTGGATATATATGAAGGTTTTTCGTCAGATTCTAAAATCTTTCTGGACTGATAGAAGACAATTTTTCCACTAGTGTCCTTGAATGGTATAACTAACCGATTTTTGTGTGTATAGTCCCTCAGAGACACGTATAAGGCGTCTGGCGCATTTATGGCACTATGTAACCTACGAGTCTCCACGACGCTCAGAGCAGTCTTCACAAGCCCGTTATCCCTATAGTAATCCATTTGGATGGGGTCGAATAAGTTGATTGAGTCATCTGGAAGAGTGGGATATTCCCGTTTCGGACCTTTGGCATCAAAGAGAGAAACATCCAAGGCGGTATCAGCATCTTGGACATCTTGGAATATTTCATCTTCTGTCATTTCCCCCACAGACTTGATCCATTCAAATGGACCCATACTTGCCCCACAATTATGACAAAATATATTGTTATTATCTGGGATATAGTAACACCGCTTCTTCTTACCCCAACTTTTCCCCTCTCGACATATAGGACAACACGACCTATATACTTTATCGTATTGGTTATACGATACCTTATACCCTAACTCATAAAACTTGGAAATAACATAATCCAGAGGTAGATCATAATTTTTGGGTGCGGTTTTCCGCAAACTTTTTTTCAGACGTTCTTCGAACAATCTTTGGAACTCTGTTGACATACTTAATTATACCCTCATCTAATCCTAAATCAAACTTTTCTTCATCCATCCAGAGGTTTTTCATATCTGGAACTGTCAAAAATCCACACTTCTCTTCGTCTTTTTCAATGAAAATTAAAAACTGACCCGCATAATCTCCTGTATAACACGCATACATCCTACCAAACTTAAACTTTTTTCTCTTGAACCACATAATTACGACTTTTTATTGACCATGAAGTTTCCGAACTCTTCCATAAATTGGCTATCCAGAGCATTCTTCTCCATTTTATTATTAAAGACCATAAGACTCACGGGATTTCCATCCACATCATATCCCATAACCCGATAACAATCTAAAAATTGACATAGGGTATCGGTAAGGGCTAAGTTGAGCCTATTCTTCTTGGGCCGTTCTCTACGTTCTGTTATTTTCACCTTCAGGGCGTCCCGAAGAATGTTTTTTACTTCCTCATCAGAAAACTCATCTAACGCATGGTCATCATTATCCATACATCTATTTAAGGCCCTTTTACAAAATCTCCACCAGTTTCTCTCTGGGGGATTCCCTTTTCGAGCAATGTTGTGACAATAACCTCCATAGATTGCGTCTGTAATCTGTATTTTGAAGAAAATACAACACCGCCGTCATCAAATTCAAAACTTACATCCCCCCGAAACTCTCGATTCTGGTAACATGTAATGTTAACAGATGCTCCCCCCGGATCTACCATCATTGTCCATTTGCGAGGATCGTGTTCTCCAAACTTTGCGAAAATTCGAATGGCAACAAAACCACTCTCTTTCAATCTGCGAAGAAAATATCCATTCGTTGTGACTTTATTCTTAATTGGTTTCATATTATTTTGAAAGGCTTGATACAATATAATTTAGTTCAACTTTTCCATTTTGCAACTTAATGTTACCGACACCCATGTCATTTATTTGGAATCGCGCAGTTGTGGCCTTTCCAAAATCAATGAGTCTCACATTATCAAGATTCAAAATAAATTCATCCATTTCAAAATCGACATCATCTCCGATCACAGACATGACATCGGTATTCATCATCGTTTTGTCTGCCAAGGACCAAACCATATGATCGTCGGCAGTATAAAGATATAGTTTGTTGGTGTCTTTGAAGATCGAACTGTTTTTGAGGAGTTGTTTTAGAAAATCCTTCCCAACATCAAAATTATAATCGTAAGTGAAACTTTGGATCTTGGTTAGAGATAATCGGGGCTCAATTAAGATACCATCAGCATATAGATGATATTTAAAACGAACTTGGGGGCCTCGATATTCAAAATTATTTGAATTGATAATAAATTCAACATCATCAGTTGGAATAAGTTTCAAAGACTTTGATAATTTTTGAACAGATGGTAAATTAAACTTACCGGTCCCCTCAAAGTCTCCGTCCATGGAGTTCCAAAGAAACATGCTCCGATCATCAGATGATGCCAGTGCAAACATCTTATCTTCTTCAACATGAAGAATTATCGAATCACTTACCTTCCCCAGACTATCTAAAAATATTTGAAACTCCGCTTTGGGAATTTTTAAATTTGGCATATTATGTTACTTTCAATTTTCCCAATGCCGTAAGAATTTTCGTCATCTTGGTTAAAATCTGTTTTAATAAGTCGTTTGTGATGTCTTGCTTTTTTGGATCGAATGAAAATTCCAGTTGTCCATCGTCCACCACAGGTGTTGGCATTGGAGCTAGGATCGGGGGACTTTGAATAGGTGTATCTATTCTTGGAATGCCCGAAAATGGGGGTATTGGAGCAGGGTTCAACAGTTGATGTTCCCGTTGCCTTTGAAGAAATTCCTCGCGGGCAGAATCATTAACAATCCTCTCCGCCTGCTCCAATGCCTTTCGTATTTTCAAGCTCCCATCGTCCATTTGAGAATTAGCCAAGGGGTTTTCACCCGCCTTTACCGTTTGTTCTAGAGTCTTGGACTCTTGATATAGGGGACCTGCAAATGCCATAATAGCATCTAGGTCATCCTGCGATAAATGTTGGTCTTCCTCTGGGTGATAACTCATATGGATATTTAGGATGGGAGGTCGAGCCCGTCAAGTAAATCTTCTACATCAAGGGCATCCCCATCGTGGACCATTGGAATTTCATCCACCAGGTCCGCTTCTTTTTTAGCTTTCGTCACCTCTTTCTTATCTCCTGCTGCTTTTTCTTCGCAGAAGAAGTGGTCGTCTAACAGAGTGACCAACTCGTCGTGTGTTTTCACAGTATACACTGCCTCAAGATCGTGTAGATCTTCATAAATCTTATCCACATCATCTTCACTCAACTTCGTCTTGGACGAGGTTGTGAAAAACGAATTCTTATAAGTAGTGAATACGCTTTTATCTCCATTTTTTTCTGCAACAATTTTGAAATCGTGACCAGCCGTTGGATCGAAAATACTCCATCCGAGTTCTTCGGATTTCGGACCAGTCGTGGAGCTATCGATAATCTCCTTCAATTGTGGACCCATTCTAAGAATCTTAACGGTTCCATTATTTTCCGGGTTATTTCCATCATCCACAACATAAACATTAATCAACCACTGTTCCTTTTCGGACAGTTCGTTTTCATAATCCTTATTTTCCGCTTTCGGGTTGGCATCTTTCCATGCTTTGAAAAGCTTCCATCTAAGATCCGTAATTGGATCTCGTTCTCCGAAAGTTTTCAGGGCAAGCGTACTAGTATAAGTCCCAGTTGCCCGACTCGTCCACGAATTAATCCAATGGTGGAACAAAGACGCTTTGCCTTCCTCCATCGTTGGGAGTAAACGAAGAACATAAGTATGGCCCGCTGGGAACTTCATGATATTTTCGAATTGGCCACCTGAAGTGGAGGCCGATTTATTGAGGGCATCTTTGATGCGATCAAACATTGTTGCATTGAATTTCTTTGACATATTTTAATTTATTTTATTTTAGTTTATTTTAGTTTTTGTATATAAAACACTCGCTCTATATACAAGATTATTTACCCATGGCGGCAGCAATTGCAACCCCAATCAGGCCAATCAGGCCAATGACACCGATCACAAGGAGAACCCCAAGAACGATGCACAAGGGCAACCAAAGAGGTGCAAGAACCCACCACCATGACCATGATCATGATCATGATGCGACTGCTGTTACATTTGCCAATTTAAGGCCGATAAAGAGAATGGCGAGAAATCCGAAAAAACTAATGCCCCCACCGTTTGTCTGTACTGTATTACTCATTTTAATTTATGTTCTATTTTCCTTTTTGCTTTTTTACCAAAGTCTTTCATCGTCTTCGACATATAATAATTACTTCGGGTTTTCCGAAAGGTCCCATAAAAGTCCGCGAAGATGAAATCCAATATTCTGGAGTCTACCACGGGATTTGAGAATGTCAATGCGTGGAGGACGTAAAAGTTGATTTTGTGAGTTTTGAGATGATCTAAAAAACAGGGGATGGCGTCCGTTTGGAATTTAGCATACTCAGATAATTGTAGATCGTTTTCATTACAAAATCCAAAGACGAACTTAAGCCCTTGTTGAAGTCGTTTCAAAGCATCTGGAGAATCGGGATCTTGAACATCCAACATTCTTCGATATTGTGTGTAACACTTAATAGCTTTTTGAGTTTGAAAAAACTCAAGATCATAATGATCTACATCCAAATACAATTTATATGGAGCGTCAAAAAACTCTCGCATATCCACAGTTGGATTATTTGAAAAGAATCTTGATATATTGTTGAGAATTATTTCCGTCTCCTCATCCAAATTAGAAAAGTTTTTCCTGAGTGTATAAGGCTTTCCTCTTGATTGTCTCGACACTTGTAAGTGTGTATTGTAGATACACTCTTCAACTTTTCTCACTCTAGCTACTTCTAACATCTTCCGTCCCAAATTAACCTGTCTCAATTTTTCTTTAACTTCCGCTGTATGTTTTTTCCCGATTGGGATTTACCCTTTTTAGATTTACCAATTCGAATCCATTTCGTAACATACTTTGATTTCGCAATCGAAGGATCAAATTCTAAAAATGTCCGAACCAATTCAAAATCTGTGTCAAGATTTAAAACATCTTTAAAAATGGTTTTCAATTTTTCACTTTGAAGAACTTGAACGAATACATTCTGGGTTGATAATTTCTTACCTTTCAGGTTCATTACAAATGTGCAGAAGCACAGGAAAAGATGATTTGATTCATCTTCTATCATGTTGGTGGATGGGTCGCTGTTCATATTCTTTTTCTTAGGAAATTGACTACTTGATCAGGCCAACGACGATACCAAGGAGGGGATGGAGATGGGGATGAGTGTAAATGAATAATCTCAGGATCTATTATCACCTTCCACTTCTCCAATAATTTTCTCTTCCCTACCTCTATATGGACGGTCTCCATTGCCATTTGAATCTCGGGAGTGATCTTGTTCATGATTGGTATTTCGTTACACACAATGACACAAGAGCGTAATCTTCCACCTTACCATCTATAATGGTGCCAAATCCTTTTGGTCGAAGGAAAAGTTCTCCGCTCGATAATCCAAGTTTTATTTCCGGGCCACATAAATCATCTAAAAGTTCTACATCGCCAACTAATTTATTTTCATCTATTTTTAAAGATACCACAATACCACACACATTTCCCAACGACACATCGGGGGACATAGTCGCACTCCGCTCAACTAAAAATCTCCGCGTGTCTATCTTTTTTTGGATATTTGTAATCGCCTTTTCCATACACTCGGTCGAATATATATTACCATTTTTAGTCGGCGTGTTTAATGTTAAAAACGTTCCAGATATATTCATATTAATTCTAATTTTGTGGTGAAGTCTAAGAACTTTTTACTTAAGATTCCCCCAGCGGTCCATTCACCACCCCCACCACCACAAAGGTTTTCTGCCATATATGCAATGTCTGCCTCCGATCCAACGGGTTTTCTAAAAGACGCGAATTTGGTGGCTTGGTTGACCACGATTATAACATCGCTCGGGTGATTGTCAATCAACAATTTCGAAATTTCGTTGACGCTGCAAGAGGAGAAAGTTGCGATCACAGACCAGTCCTTAAACACGCCCGTGTATAACTCCAATTTTTTATATTCGTCCGCAATAGATTTGAAAAATATATCTACGCTCTCGAATTCATCATCAGTCAACCCATCATAACCATCCCAGAATCTATTGACAAAAGTTTGGAATCTGTTGTATCTAATAGATCGATACACGGCATTTAAATACTTCGACTCATCAAACTTTAGAGCATATGAATTATAATCGTCCACATATAGTATGAGTCTCTTGAGTTGTTTTGTGAACTGGACCTTCTCTTTAAATTTTTGGTATATCAATTTACAACACGATGATGTCTCTTCGGAGATCAATGTCGAATCATACATGTTCAACTTCTCCCCTCGATCCGAAATGAATACAACTTTCTTGTCGTCCAATTTATTCACCATTGACTGATCCAGAACCATCCCAACGATGAACACTTTGTCGTATCCCTCTAGAGAATGCTGGGACCACTTTTCAAATTGCTCTTGGAACGTTCCAAAGAATGCATATTTGTATTCGATATTTGAAAATATATTTCCCAGAAGGATGGTAGACACTACTCCATCCATATCTGAATTCGCCCATACAAAAACTTTTGCCATCCTGTCATAATTAATCATAATCTATGAAATGTCAATACTTTTTACCACTCTATCTTCAAACCCCACAGTCCACCCAAACTTACAATCCCCCATGACTATAAAATTGTAATCGTGGTGCCCCAATCCCGTAGACGTATTGGAAAATATAAAGTTTTCGTTACCATCATGGTAATTTATACACTCCCCACATTCGTCCCGGTCTAAATAGCTTGGAAATGGATCATTATATACTTTTTCATACCATTCCCGAAACCATTCACATACGTCTCTATAATTTTCACAGGTAATTAATGATGAGCCGTCCCCACCCGAGTCTCTAATATGACCTAAAAACCATCTAAATAAATCTTCTGCCCATATGTTATCGACTAATACTTCTGATGTCTTCATAATTTTATTGGTTTGCTAATCTTTCCAGAACGCTCATGTCGCCGTCCCCCAAAACTTCTTCTTCCTCGTCTGATTGAAAAATCGAGAGGGTGTTATATTCGATTCTCATTGCTTGGACCATTCCACGGGGACCAAATCTATTTTTCATCATTCCTAATTTGATTAAGCCGAGTTCCATGTCTTCTTCTGATTGGAAGATCGAAAGAATGACATCGGCAGTGGCCGCGACCGCAATACTCTCTGCGAGTCCTTCCATTCCGGGGTTGTCCTTTCCATAAACCGCACGATTTAATTGAATGGCAGAGATGAGAGGACACTTAAATATGTATGACATGGCTCTCACCTGCTCACACACATATTTTCCTCTTTCATATGAATTAGTTCCAACGGGGGAATGTAATAATCCAATATAGTCAATAACAACTGCGTCCAACGTCTCCCCAGAGTCAATCAATTTCTTAACAAATGCTGTTAATTGCTTTGGTGTTATAGTGGATGGGGGAAATTCCTTAATATAAATCTTACCCTTTGTCCGCTTCTGTTCTTCCGAGAGGGCAAATCTTAAGTTGTGGGGGTCTTCTTTAAAGTCTTTCAGTGGAATCTTAGTGACATGGGACGCAATTCTCTTCGCATAGAGCATTTCGGACATCTCTAAGGTAATAACCAGCACATTCTTACCCTGCTCTGCTATATTTGCTGCTATGTTACCCAAAAAGATACTTTTACCTATATTTGCTTGCCCTGCAAACATGTATAGAGCCTTTCCATCTTCTCTTAGACCCCCTCCGAGATTAAAGTCCAACCATTCCCATTTTGTGGATATACATGCATCCTCATTAAGAATATCATCGATAATCTTGTCGGCATCTCTATATAATTCAATCCCCCGATCAATATCAAGACATATTTTACATATATCCTCAAATGCCGTGAGAACTTCGAGAGGATTCTTAACTTTTTGGTCAGAGTTCTCGGCAATTTCCAGAATATTACACCACGTTGCCCGTTCTTTTAGGAAGTTTTCAGTATTGTTGTATAGTTCTGTCTGATCAAAGATCTTATCCAATATTTTGAAGGAGTCTATGAGCTTCTTGAAGCTATTTTTTAATATGTCAGTCGTTAAATACGGCTTGATCTCTGTTATTGTCGGCAACTTCTGCCTCTTATCATAAAAATCTCGAACAATCTCAAAATATTTTGCAATATTCTGGTTCTCGAAGTATTCAGGCTTAACATAATCTGCAATTGCAGTTAGATATGTCGCATCGGTCATAGCATTATATGCCACAATCGTCTCATATTCGGTCCAATCCATTATTTTCCGTATTTGTTTAAGAAATAAGCATCTCCCGCATCCCACTCTGGGGTATATGATGACAGTCCCGGAGACTCATGCGTCACATAAATATCCCCAACTCCAACCTTATATCCTTGAATATGACAAGAATAGGAGTAATTTAGGTCATAATGATGGAATGGTGATGGACAATCCTCATCAAATCTCACATTCTCCATCACTTTTCTGGAGAGTGCCATAAAAACACCATCAATCATCACAACTCGATGTGGATATGGTCCAAATGATGTCATTCTTTGGTTAGTGGGAGTTCCATGTGCTACAGCCCCATGTAAATCTTTACCACCCATAAGATGCCAAAGTGTGGGAGTCTTAATTTCGGCCCGAGAACATCCCGCAACACCCACCAAATCATAAATCTTGAATAGTCTCGTCAAATTTGGCTTTGGGTCATGAGCAAGCCACAAATCATCGTGGAGCAGCACAAGGCAATCATACCCAGCATCCAGAGCTTTATCAATCGCCCGATTGTAAACTTTTGCCAGAGGCTCTTTATTATTAAGTGCAAAGGCTACATAGAAGTCACCCCCCAAATTATTCATACTCTGGAGTATTGAGGTGGCTGTCGGGTCTTCTTTTTGCGTGGCGGAAAAATATCCAATTCGTAGTTCGTCCATATTTAGGATAATAGCACACAAAAACGCGAAGTCAAGTGTTAAATATTGGTAGAACTCGCGGCGAGAATAATCCCCCATTTGATTTTTCGCAAAAAGATGGACTCTCACACCTGAGCAGATCAATAAATAACAATATGAAAACATTTGAACAATTTTTCCTTGAGATGGCAAGACCTAATAGGGTAATCCCGGCCCTAATTGGACAGGAACCAACCGCCAGATATGAAAACCTATTCGAAAGACTTGGAAAATCCTTGAGAAGTGGCAACTCCACAACGGGAGAACCCCTAATGGACACAACCGGAGATCCCGCATATGGGTTGGGCGACGATAGAATCCAAGAGAGAAAACTCAAATGGTTTTTCTATGTATTGACGTTACCAAAACTCACAGGGTCCGTAGTAATCCCACACAACTTGAAACCCGAGATCGAGAGATCACGTAAATATGTTCGTAATATAATCTCAACCAACGATATAAAAAATATACCCCCAACACACAAGGGTAGACATATTTTGGCCATTGCATTGGCAATAAAAGCAAATCCATCCTACTTTAACGATGAATTATTTGAAAAAACGCTGTTCAATCCAACAGCCCTTGGAGATTATCTCAACCAAATGAGAACAACAGACAACCCAACATCACAGACCAGAGGCAAAGAAAAAGAAGCCCAACATAATATACCTCTCCGAAATATTGACAAAGTCAACTCGGCCAATCGACCATATGAAACGACCCTCAATAAAATGAAGGGACATCATTCTATAATGAAGCCAACCCATAATGAAGTTTGATGTAATTGTAGGCACTCCCAATACCCAAAAACGCGAAGTCAAGTGTTAAATATTGTCATGACCAGCGCCGAGAATAAGTTTTCATTTGATTATTTTACAAAAAGACAAGAACTTTTAGAGATGGCGGGGGGTAGAACAAATCCCCTCGTCCACCTTGGGGAACACGGCAAACAAGCTAATGACCTATTTGCCTCAGTTGGAAGCACCATGAAATATGGTGGCACTAAATCAGATGGACAAAAAGTCCCCGGGCTGGGAGGACTTAGACATGTAAATCGACAATTGAGATTCTTCATCTTTGCGATGACAAAAATGGACGAGACTCCCGAAGGGACCGACATCCTATCCGACAAAGAGTCTAGTAAAAGTATACAATCTACTGCCGCAAGCATTCTGGGAATCCCATACGAAGGATGGACAAAGAAATACATAAATTCAGATAAATTATATAGAGCCGCCATATTGAAAGGAGTGGACGGAGAATATAAAGACTATATAATGTCTCCAGAATTCAACAAGAAAGTTAGGGACACAGACAATGTCCTAGATTTTGCCGAGCAAAATAGATTCACAGACCATCAATCATATCGAGGTCGTCAAAATAGAGAAGATAAATATGGAATGTCGGGAAAAGACATCGACTCAGCCGAAACGAAGTTTGGACTCACAGACGCCATTACAGCTATAAACAAAGCCCAAGGCTATCGGAATTTGAAAAAAACTCTCAAATCTAAAAAAGAAACACCAACCGCAACAAACCATAACAATTACATAGACAACCTAAATCTAATATTAGATTCTTTGGAGATCCTACAACACAATTCAAAAACGATAAAAAAATTCGTTAATGCTCGTTTGAACTCCTACCCCAACCCCGATGTCCGGGAAGTCACTAAAAATGCAATCAAAGATTTACATGATGAATATCCACAGATGGATATTCAAACTATCGTAGACTTATATGGATCAGATACAAGTATCTATAATATGCTGCATAAATCATATTCTTCCCTCGAATCTCAAGGTATAGATTTGAATATATTCAATAAAAGAATAGAAAAATTTAAACAAGCAAACGCATCCAATAAAACATATGTAAAATTAATCGACTATTTCTTACAAGAAATGAAAGATCTACAATCATCTTATAATGAGGTTCCAGAGCAATATGATGCAGATATAGATCCCTTATCTGGATATGATAAAGATCTCATTGAGCAACATATTCCAGACCCGGAGAGCCTTGAACAATTCAAACGATACGCAGACATAAAAAGAATTAGAAATAATAACACGCAAGAAGGAAAAGAAGAACGGCTATATAGCAAAGAACTACAAAATGCCGCAGATACATTTTTAATTCCGAGAATGGAAAAACAAATACAGGAAATGGAACAAATTGCCCAAGAGTTAAGATCTGAAATTGGTAAACATCCCACAGATCAACCAAAAGAACCTGAACAAGCTCCACCATCTGATCCATTTGCAGACATTGAAGAGTCGTACACTCTATCATATATGAGCGAACAGGTCGAAAAAGACAGATTAAACAAACCTCTGGGCGATTTCGTGGATCGAGGCTTTAAAAAAGTTACAAATTATGCCCAATGGATGTGGTTAAACCGCTAACACACGCTGTTTTCCAATTGCATAATACTCTGGGTCCTTTTCGATCCCAATGAAGAGTCTTTTTGTGTTTTTACATGCTACTCCGCATGACGCAGAGCCATAACAAACATCTAACACGGTGTCTCCCTCCAAAGTATAAGTTTTGATCAAGTATTCCATCAAACCTACGGGCTTTTGGGTAGGATGATATCGAATATTGCCTTTATTTGCCTCGAAGAACCCCTCTATGATGCTCACTGGGTTTTTTTCAGTGTATGTGAACACTTTGGAGTCGTTATCGACATAATTTCCAGTCCCACCCTTAGAATTCTTAACAACATTCCAACTTTTAACAGGTTTATCTCGGGGCGTCATGATAGGATAATAATTATGCTTGTAATTTTTAGCAAATATTATGATATTTTCATGTCTTCGCATCGGTTGTTGCTTTGCACGATGCATTCCCTTTGGAATCCGTTTATCCCAGATCCATTCGTATCTAAACCAGTCCACATTCGATAGAACCAGTTCGGAAGTGAACGGATGTTGTCCTGTCATTGCGACAACACCGTCCTCTTTTAACACTCTCTCCAATTCTGGCCAAAGTTTAGATAAATCTATGTTTTTATCCCAATCGTATCGATAATTTTGATCATATGGTAGATCAGTGCAGATAAAATCTACAGAATCCGTTGGAATATTGGGCAATTCCACTAAACAATCGCCCAATATAAACTGATGATCAGAATCCATTAGTCCTCTTTAGTTTCTTCTTCCTCCATACCATCCAACGTGTCTGAAACTTTTTGCTTCAAAGCCTTGAGTTTATCCAATGGCGTTTCGACATCCATCGCTTCGTCTAAATCGTCATCAGCTTCCTCCTCGCTGGAGTAGGGCCATTCTTTTTGGATTCGTGCTTCCAATTGTGGAAGCAACTTCGCCCAGACCGCCTCGTCTTTTCGCCAATTCTTATAATATCCAAGAGAATTACCATCAGAATCTTTATAGGTCCTGCCGTCCAATACGACGATATCAAATCCTCGCATGAATAACAAGAGCCCATAATATTTGTCAAGCCCCGTGGAGAATGACAAATACAATTCAGCTTCCAGAAATTGTTTGATGAATCGATTTTTAACTGTCAAACATCGAAGAACAACACCAGAGAAGTTCTTCTGTCCAACGGTCAGCGTATTATCCACGGTCTTGCCCTCGTCATCTTTCATTGGCTTCCTTGCCAATTGAACAGTGAGGGATGGTTTAAAGACTGCTCCTTCGCCTCCCGGCATGTTCTTAACTAGTGATGGATACATTGCCGAAGGATCGCTATAAACCTCATTTGTCACAACCACAGTTGTTTTTGATAGCTTACACCAATTAACACAAGTCTTCAGAAAGTTCTTGATTGATTTCGCAAAAGTTCCCATGTCGGCAGCAGAAGACCCTTTGGACATTCTCGATTCCCCGAGTTCTGTTTCCATATTTGCAATGGAGTCTACCAAAATAACGAACTTCCCCATCTTGGACGGGTCTTTAGCAACAGCTTCAAGGAATGTTTTGATCGCATTTCGAGTATTCTCAACCGTTGTGGTCGTGATATACTTGACTTTAGTTGGATCAATTCCAAATCCCCTTGCACCCTCCGCATCAATGGCATTCTCCGAGTCAAAAACTACTACAAACTTTCCAGATTTCTGAGCATTCGCAATGATCTTTTGAACGAAAAAGGTCTTTCCCGTTCCACTCGGTCCTGCAAATTGCGTCACTCTTCCAACGGGAATACCCTTATACAAAGAACCCGAAACAATCGCATTCAGAGCAAGAGAGCCCGTATCGATCCAATCGTCCACATTTGATAGAGTGGAGTCGCTTAGATATGAAGAGTATGGATTGACATCATCAATCACATCCATCAATTTGAAATAACTTTTATCGTCGTTTGCCATATTATAGATTTATATGTTCGTTTATCTCTTCGCTATTGACAATCAGACCCGCCAGACTGGTAATCACATCGTGTAATCTTCGACCCAATTCAGTTGTACCGATGGGATTTTTTTATCCTCACTATTAGAGTTACTAGGCATCTGGCTGAGAATAGGCTTCAATCGCAAATTGCGTCTCCGTTGACTCTCACCCAACTCTAATACTAGAGATTGAAGGACTGACACACACTCGAATATTTCACCCTCGGGCACAGCCTCGCACGGTCTATCAAAATCATTCGGGTTACCACACCCACAATCATCACGACAACTACTCTTATTATGTCCCATATAACTTAGAGGTCGTTGATCGAAACTACCTTCGGATTTGAGGGGACCTCTTCTTTGGCAGGAGGGGGAGTATTAAGACCTTCATACTGCTTGATAACATTGGCATCAAGCGTCACATTCGACGTAGTGATCGCGCTCTTACAATAAGTCCACGCATTCGCATCCCGAGTTTCCTTGTCGAGAAACTCAAAGAAGAAAAGAGGATATGTGTTGACTGAGAACTGACCACCCTCCGTAACTTGAACATGGACAATAACTGGATTGTCCAGGGTTAGATGGGTGTCAGTTTCTTCTTGCTTAACTCCGATAATGGTCCGACCGATCTGATCGATAATTGCTGTGTATTCTTTATTCATGTCCCTTTAATTTACCACAACTTCTCCAGAAGTCAAGGTCTCTTTGATATCATTTACGAGTTTAGTGTAATTTCTTGCACCATGATTGGCGGGCTTGGCTTTCAGATAAATGAAATCCATTGTGTTTTTCAATGCTGCCATAACTCTCGCCTGGTCTGGATCATAAGCTTCCGTTGGGATCTCGGGAGTTCCCATAAGAAAAGACTTGACAGTTGACAACTCTAATGTTTTTACCGTGACCTTTGGATTGGTGTCTTCTGGTTCCGCTTCGGCCTTCTTTTCCATCTCGGCCCTAAGTCCGAAAATGTCTTGTCGAAGTTCTTCCATCTTCGGGTTGGCGAATGGTCCATTGTCCCATCCGGCAAATGCCGTGCGAAACTTGTCTATTGCCATATCTTCGGCGTCATTTAGTCCACTATTGTATGCTGTTTGTATTTGTTCGTTCATAACTAATTTTTCTTTACTATGGTTACTACCATTAAATCTGCGGGAATATCCCAATCCGTGACCTGGGTAAACATCAAATCACACATTGGAACAATAAGATATCGTTCCATGTTCAATCCAGTGACAATTTCAACGTGTGATGGCCTTTGACCGTACAGTTTCTGCCATTTTGCCAGATGGGTCTTTATGGTATATGATATAGCATTCAGGCGTTCTTGCCACCCCCCCCACCCCCCTTATACCTTCGACCTTCGACCTCTTCTTGGTCTAAGACGAAACACATATTTTGTTTATTCATAATTTTTTAACTGAAAAAGTCCTCCAGTTCAATCTTCACATTCTCGTTTGGTTTACGCAATTTCCAATTTACAGAATTGTAGAATACGTCCATTGCGTTATATAGTAATTTACCAAACATCTTCTCATAGTCAACCTCAAAAACCTCAGAAAATTCAATTGGAAACTTATTTTTATATCCGATGACATCAATCCCATACTTATTGGGGGCGACCACATAGACCTTCTTCACTTTATCCCCACCTTTAAGGTATTCATACTTATGAGAAAGTTTCAATTCATCCAACATCATATTGTGTAAATACGCGGCCTTGACATGATTTGGAACTGCGGGTCGTCCTCTTGGCACTTCAAATCCAGAACATCTCTTTGCGTGTTTATCATAGTCCGTCATTGTGCAATTTTGATAAATGGACTCGACGCCAAGACCTTTGAAGATATCATATGCCAACATGAACTTCTCATTTGTCTCGGCCATCGACTTTGACATGACCATAGTTTCAATAATGTCCTTCACATAAGGTTTCAAAACTTTGGGCATCGTTGTCTTACGAACGGCCACGCCCTTATATTTAAATTCGTCCTTTGGAATCCCCTCATCGTCTAAAATATGAACGACATAATTCTTACCACTGACAAAAACAACACTATCACAGATCGCCTCTCGCTTAAATACAAATCTTGGATCACTACTGAGTAATGATTTCCTCGCCCATGTATTCATGTTGTCATTAAGATAATTTTCGAATACATCACAGAGGTTGAAGAACCCATCCGATATTTTTTTACCGTCCATTAGTTCAATTCCAACATCGTCGAAAAGCTTCAAATCCAAATAAATACTGTCCGTATCGTTATATATCAAAGCATTCTGACACTTAGAAATCAAGACGGGATATTTTTCCTCAATGAACTTCTTAAAGATCTCATTACTCTTTTTAATAACCGCTTGGCCAGTAAGGGTAACAGAACTGCCAATGTCATCATCCCCAAGCGGAGCATATTTATTCGCAGTGTATCCATAGGTCGAGTTCAATGTAATCTTATATGCATTTTGAATGATGTCATACTTCTTGGCTTCTGCATTGAGACTTGCGATCTCACCCGCTGTCATAACATCCACATTTATTGCCCTCTTTGCCTTTAACATAAGATTTTTCATCTCTTTGCGTTTAGCATAAAGGAAGTCCAGAAACTCTGGAAAGATGCCCATCTTCTTCTGGGAAAATAAGAACTGTGCCTTCGTCAAACATGCCTGTTCTTCTTTCAGGAATTTTGCATAGTTTTCCGGCGTTAGAGAATACATTCTTCCAGAAACATGATAAATGTTATACATATCCCCAACTTTCTCAAGTCTACCAATTTTTGTCTCCGGAGAAAGATTTAGGGATATCATAACACTCGGATACAGGGAATTGGCGTCAAAGCTGACAACATTTTCAGAGAATCCCAATTTGGGCTCTGCAACATATCCGCCGGGAATCTTATCATGATTCACGGGTCGAATAAATGTTGGAATCTTTTCGTTCCGATATCTCGCTCTAATTGCAACTGCGCCATTCACCACAGGAAGCGTATTGACCGCATGTTCCAGGTCACACAGCCCAAGATATGCAAGGAATCTTAGAAGATCAATATACTTAAGTTTCTCGTCCAAGTGTACAATCAAGGCAACGTCTTGTAAATTATATGCAACATAAGAATCCCAATCGTCTCGGGCCAGATCCCAAAGAGATCCGTCATAAGATAATTTGCGATCTCCTAATTCTACGTCGGCTATATAATCCAACTTATAGGATTCTTGGGGGTCGAGAGAAAACTTCTTATAGAGAACCAAATAATCTAATGATGCAATACCTTGAATCACATATTCTTTTGAAGGCATTCCAAATTTTCCGGTCTTATTGACCTTCTCATAAATCCTACCCATCGGAGACAATTCATCGGCCCATTCTTTTCCAAGCTGGAATGTGATACGATTTATAATATAAGGAATATCAAATCCCGCACTATTCCACCCCACTAAACAGTCCGGGTAATCAGAAGAGAAATGCTTAATAAATTTCTTCAATAGATCTTCTTCAGATTTACAATGATAATATCTCACATTCTCCGCATCTGGTAGGTATGCCTTCAAACCAAATACCGTGTAAATTTTATCCAAGGAATCGTAACAGGTCAAAAGATTGATAACGTTCTCCGGAAACTCGGGATCTGGAAATTTTGCTTCGGGTCCAGCGGGACATTCAATATCAACCACCATAATTTTCAGAGGATGTTGTGCGAAATCCTCATCCCCACAAGAATGATAATAATTATCGACCAAAAATTGTTGATATGGTGGGATATTTTCAAAGATCCTCTTGACTCCGCTCTCCTTGACAAACTTATTCCGATCCCAGAGAGTATTAAACTCCCGAATTTTCAACTTGGTCCCATAAATGGAAGTGTCTGTTCCAGCCTTATTCTCCAAATAGAGATAAGGTTTAAAAGGCAATTCCTGAAAAACCCTATCACCATCGGCGTCCCAGGTCCACAAGTGAATTGCTCTATCCTTATTCGAGTATACGCAATTTCTATACATAATTATTTACTTTTGTTTTCTAAAAGCTGTTTTTTTATTAAATTGGTCTGCTTTATCTTTTGTTTTGTCTCCTCAGACATTGGTTTTCTTTTTTTCCCTAATTTAGCCTGTCTCATTTTTTCTATTGTTTCTTTTGTAAATGGCCTTCTGGCGATCCCCAATTTAGCCAAGCTCAAGTTTTTTTTATGTTCTTCTGAAAATGATATACCTAATTTACATTGTCTCATTTTATCTTTTGTTTCGTCTGTATGCTTCAAATGCAACTGTCTCCGTTTTTCTTTATATTTCTCAGACCTCGGGGTTCTCATTTTAATTTTTGTAGCTTCCGAATGCGATCTCCCAAGTTGGGAGATGCTCATCTTTTTTCTAGTTTCTTCTGTTGGGTGCTTCCCCAATCTAGATAAACTCATTTTTCTTTTCGTGTCATCGGAGTGCTTCGATCCAGTCCTATCCGTAGAATATCCACACCCATTGTATCCTTTAAGTTTGTTGGTTGAATCGAACATTTTTATATAAAATGCTTCTCTTTCAAGAAGAGTATTATTATCTTTAGTCTTATCAAAATCTTTAACCATTTCTAATATTTCAACACTAAAAGCGTTCCACCCATACTTTATTATAGCGTTTTCAAAATAACATCTACCTATAGTATTTTTCTCACAATTTCTGTGCCGATTTAATCGAACATGAATATTAATCGCTTTCCCGATATACACTTTGTCACTATAAATACAAGTCAATTTATAGATTCCCGCAGCTTTCGGATATTTGTCTTCTGTCTTCATTCATATATTTAATGGATGGACTTTGTCTTGTTGTTATAAACACAATTTCTATACACGCCCCAACCTTACCACAGAAGCCCCGATTGTCAAGTTAATTCCAACGCTTCAGAAAAACGCGATCCGTCGATCCATACGGGGTATTAAATGCCTCGATGAACGATCCAATATTTCCCGGATGCTCCAAAAATCTCGTTTCGCCCAATTTTCTCAGTTCTGGCACGATTTGATAATATCTGGACCTGTTTTTCCAAGACAATAATCTGTCAAGGATTGATTCCAATTCATCTACAGTGTCAAACTTCATTGCATCAGGTGCGGACTCATATGTGATTAAGTTTTGGCAAATACATGGGACTCCCAACATCGCAGCTTCAATAAACTTGATGTCGGATTTAGCCCTATTGAAATTATTGGCCTGAAGCGGGGCAATAAATGCTTGCGCTCCGAGAGATGCTAAGAAGTTTGGAAAATCGATTAGTGATTTCCAAGGATGATATTCGATCTGCCCGGTCTTTATATACTGAGCCAGAGGAGGCGGACAAGCACCCACGAAAATAAATTGATATTTTGCTAAATTATCAACCACAAACTTAATAACATGAGTGAAATCGTCCTGTTGACCAGTCTTATTTTTCATGTCGAAGTGTGCGCCCGAACCCGCGTAGACAATTCGGGGTCTTTTCTTGTTCTTGTCAAAGGCATTAATAACCTTATTGTAGTTATATTGATGACCCATCCACCAATGAGGCATAAAGTTTGGAATGACCGTGATCTTTTTCTGACCTGTCTTATCAATATACATATCCCGAAGGAACTTATTTGTAACGGTGACTTCATCGACCATTCGAATCATATCGATACAGTTTTGTCGAATCTCATCGGAATCAAATCCATGTTTTGATGCATTGTAATCGGGGATCTCCTCCCGGAAGACAACGTCATCGGATTCATAAATCATTTTAAATCCCATTTCTGGTTGAATCGACTTCAAATACTCCATGAATTGCTTTTGGTGGGGGGCAGCCTGTCTCTGGAGAGTAATGCATCTCACATCTCCATAGAATCCCTTCTCATATACCATCTTAGTAAGTTCTGTTACATCCCCAATGCCACTGTATCTGATATGATTGGCTGCAAATCCTCTCCGATACATCATACATCCATCATTACCGGCATTAAAATTGACATAACGATTACCCAGATCCGTTTTAGGCCCCGGATTCTTAGTTTTTACTGCGAATGGAGCTTGCCCGAAAGGGGCCGATGGATATGGAGTCGCGAAAGAAGTTGCCAGCATAGTATAATTATGCTGGCATATTTAGATTGTCAAGAGATTACCCGTCGTGTTGTGTCGTTTTCTTTCTTTAACTCTACCGTCTCCCCGTCCACATGCCGCAATATCTCTTTTCTATGAGAAATCACGTAAACACTCAAATTATTTTTATCTATTCTTTCTTTTAAAACGTCAATGAGAAGCTCTAATCCACGGTCGTCAAACGATAGGTCGAAAACTTCGTCCATAAACTCCACATTAGAGGAAACCCCGGATATTTTTCTCTTGATATCCTTGAAGGCCCACGCACAAGCGATATCAATAGTTCTACGTTCACCCCCAGAGAAGTTCCAGTAAGACATGACCTTTCCCTTACGATTAGTGATCTGTTCGTCGAAATACTCATCAAATTTACAGTGCATTGTCATACCCAAACGAGTGATATAGCTCTGAATTGAGGCATTTAACATGGCCAAAAGACGCTTAATGATGAAGGATTTGACTCCTTCTTCCCCAAGAATGAACTTGCAGGTGTCCAAATCGTCCATTTTTTCAACTAAAAGAGCATATTCTACGTCTTCCGATTCTTTTCTAAGTTCGATTTCCTGTATATCGGTTTCAAATGATGTCAAAGATGTGATCGTATCGTCTTCTTTCAGATTTTCCAACATTTCGTTCAAATTCAAAATCCTATCATCTATGATCCTACAATCTGTTTCAGATTTTTTATGTTTGTTGAACATTTCTGCGACGGAATCGATTTTTGACTGCACTAGAACTATCTTTGCTTCGATTTTTACGAGCACACTCTCTCGAACCATCAGATCTATTTCAACCTGACTTATATCTACCCCGCAATTCAGTTTTTCTTGGTCCAATAATTCCAAATGGGTCGCGGGAATATCTTGATAGCATTTATCACATTTCACGATGTCCCCAATCTCAAGTTTTTGTAGATCGATCTTGAGTAATTTTAATTTTAACTTTAAACCTCCAATTTCAACCATGACATCCGAACGTTTTCCTTTCAACTGCAATGACACTTTTTGATATTTCGGCAATTCTACATCAAGCCCATCAATTATAATAATGGGAACTATTTTACGATTGTCTTGCTCGACTGTAATCTTCTTCTGTAATTCTTCTCTTTTGATCCGCAGATTTTCTTCCCGGTCTTCTATCTGTTTTTTCTGTAATTCCAACTGTTTTCTCAGGACCGAAATACTATTTTCAATTTCTCCAATCTTGGTTTTAGATATAGATGTTTCCGATTTTGTCTCTTTAATTCTGTCTTTTAAATCCTTCAACATTTTTCCAAAGATTTCCAATGCAAAAATATCCTCAATAAACTTACGTTTTTCTTCGGGCGTCTTTGCCATAAATGACGATTTTTCACTCAGAGACAAAATATCACAGCTTTTAGAAATAGCGGGATTTGATCCAATCAATTCATGGATATATTTGTTAGTATTTGCAATCGAATCTTTGGAAATGTCCTCCTCAACATCACCAAGTCTGTATAGTTCAACTGAAGATGGCTTAATTTGGCGAATGATCTTATAGGAGGTCGCAGAACTGTCCGTTTGGATGTCAAATAATAAGGAGATTCGACCCTTTCCCTTTGTCACATTATTGACGACAAACTCTTTCTTGATCTCCCGAATAGTAGTTCCAAAAAGGGCATAATAATATGCCTCGATTAAGGCCGATTTTCCCGCCCCATTTTTTCTTTCTGGATTATCAACATCAATACCTGTAATCAAATTGAGGGAATCCCCAAAATCAATTGTGATTGCGTCATTTCCAATACTCAGAAAGTTCTGAACTGTAAGCTGTTTATAAATTACTTTTCGCATAATAATTGTCACATTTCGGTTGAATACATCCCAAAACTTCTCGACGCCAGATCCACCACCCCCGTCGCTTCAAACTACTCCCACATATATCACACCTTGTGGACATGTCATCGTAACCCCAACTATTATACACTAGAGAGTTTGGCGGGAATTTTGGTAAATCTCTATCATTCTCGTAATCGTTATTCTCCATTTGATTATAAATTACTTTTCGCATAATACATATTTCTCTAAAATATACTCTTTCGTAAGAACCAAATCCCGCATCCTTGACACATCTGCTCGATCTACTACAACTTGAACTTGATTATTTTCCAATATTTCTTTAATATAAAGATCCCCCCATCCTACCGGTGGATAAGATTTGTCGTTCCAGACTTGCCCCACTTTGATTACATCAGCCTTCTTCTCTTCCTCCCTATTTGATTGTATATATCCCGCCACAAGCTTTTCAAGTTTGCCCAAATACTGTAAGGCGTGCATGGAATAGTCCTTTTTAACTGACTCTACTATCATAGCAATGTATGAATCAATGACAACTAATTGCCTATTATCCGTGTTTTTCATATAGTTCTTTTATTATTTTGTCCACTCTCTCTTGTTTTTCTTCTTCTAATTTTAGAAGTTCAATATATTCCTCAAATTGTTCAATCAAATTGACGGAATCTATTTCCTCCATATCGTCGATGGTTGTGGTGGTGGTATTATACTCAGTATTGAACTGCCATGGTTTAAACTTTGAAATGTATGCCTGAAACTTTTCAACCTGCTTCTCTGTCATCTCTAGATCGATGATCAATTTGACAATATTGTTTTCGAAATCCTCCTTTTTATAAGTCTTGATTTTTGAGGCTATGATTTTCATAAATCTGGGAGAGACTGTATTCTCCACAAATTCCAGATCCCGAGTGTCAATATCAAGAATATGATACCCCTTGACATTGTTTACGTCGGCAAAGTCCATTGGGAAGGTATTTCCAATGTAATTGATCGAACCCTCGTTATAATTCTTCGTATTACGATGATGAAAGTGTCCAGAGAAAACTGCATCCGTTCTTGATGCCAATAGGTCCATAGCTGACAATCCCCTATCACAGAGTTTGTAATTATTCATCTTAAAATTCTGGATTTCAAAATGACCGAAAATGTAATCACTTTTTGCGTCATCCAGATCATTATTCCAAGGAACAAATGAGAGCTTTTTGCCAAAAGCACTTAATGTTAAGTTTTTATCAACAATCGTTAAGTTTTTATGAGCATTCATCAGACCTAAACTATGAACATCTGAACGATTCTTATAATATGCATCATGGTTGCCCACTAGCATAATCATATTGAATTTTTCAAACTTCGCAAGAATCTGGGTTGCAACTGTCATTGTTTGGACAGAAATCTCCGAACGATTATGAAAGAAGTCCCCGAGAAAGAAAATATCCTTAATCTTTTTCGATGTCAAATCCTTCACAATCCAATCGGCCCAATCCAGAGCAATTCCATGCCATGCTTCCGAATTTCCATATATTCCCAGATGTAAATCTGAAAACAGTGCTACTTTAGGTTTTGTCAACATGGGTCATCTACTATTTCTACTTCAAATTCATTACATCCACAACATTCTCCGTCCCATCTCTCTGCTCCTTCTGGAAAGAGTTTCATTTCATATAGGGTAGAAGAGATTCTAATTCCCGACACAACACAAACAAAATTATTACATTCTTCCCATTCTTCCAAAGTCACTCTGACCGTATTGTCGGCCTCACTACCATATGTATATACTTCAGTTCCTTCTTTGAACCATGTATCAGCTTTAGCTGTTAATTTTACGTATTTCATAATTAATCTTCGTAACAATCACCATCATCACAATCCATCATTGGTTTAACATAAACTAAACCACCAGACGAATCTGCCATTTCATTCTCATACATTAATTGTTTATATTCCTCCAGACCATCATGTTGTTTCTTTTCTTTTTTGATTCGATTTGAAAAAGCATTCCACGCAATCCGATTAAAATATGAAAATGGTTTAAACACAGCCTCCAACTTAAATTTTTTAGATTCTAATGCGGCATACATTTTGTTAATTGCGTCTCCCACCATCTCATCTTTCCAGGATTTTGTATAATTGAGAAATCGCCAATTATAAGATAACCCTTCCGCAATCTTCATTATATTCTCGCCCAACTGGTTTGTCATTACATCTGATTCATAATATTCCGCTAATTGTGCTCGAAACTCGTTATCATTAATATAGTACTTGTTTTTTACTTTAGGATTCGCCTTCATTATAATTGTATTTCCACTCTGGAACATTCAATCTGTTCCTCTCTATAAAATGCTATGCGTTCTTCCACATGTCTCTCTGAATATTTCAGATTGTCATATATGTCAAAAATGATTAACTTCTTTTTGTTTTCATGTAGTCGCAATCCTCGACCCACAGATTGAATGGTGCGGATAAAACTTTTGCCCCCATTTACGAATATAACATGGTGGAGGTTCTTGATATTAATTCCAATCGAAAATATAGATGACATGGCAACACAAACAACATTGTCATCTTTCTCCATTTGATCTATGATTTGTTGTCTCTCTTCTACGGGCATATCCCCTGATACGAAGTATCCTACCTTAGAGGGCGCATACTCTTGTATTATTCGTAATAATTCTTCTCCATGTGCAATTCTATTAACAAGTATAAGCGTATTTTTTGGTAATTTACTCGCCACATTGACCATCATCATGTTTCTTTCCAAAGAGTCAAAAACATATTCAATTTCATCTTTATATGGCATCTTTTTTACATTATGCTTACATTTGATCATTCGAACTATGACATTTGAGAGAAATCCCTCATCTCGGAGTTCTTTTGAGTTCTTTTCATAAATGACAGGGCCGAATGTGCCTATGATTTTCCACTCGTCTATTTTATCTTTTGGAAGTGTTCCCGTGAAACCAAACTTGTGATTTGTCTTAATTTTTGAGAGAAGTTTTGTGAGAACATTAACACTGCGAATTTTATGACACTCATCTGCCAAAACAACATCGACTTCGGGAATCCATTTAAAGTTCCCAAATTGGGAACAAAAATTTTCAGAATTGACAATAACAACTTGAGTATCTTGTAATTCATCTGTTCCCGTCCACCCAGAATATGAAAATGTCACGTCATAATTTTTAAAGTCATTGACAAGTTGATTTACAAGACCTAAACCGGGAACGACCACGACACATTTAAAATCTGGATTGAATGCGTTCCAATTTTCTAAAAGAGAAGCTTGCAGAAGACTCTTGCCCGAACCAGTTGCCATCACAATCGTCCCACAGCCCATCTCGAAGGCGCTTGAAAGGGCGTCTGCTTGGTAAGGACGCAAAGACAGGGAAAGGTCGTCAAAAAGGTCCACAGTTGCCAATCCTGATTCCAATCTATTTGTAAATTCATTGCTATAGGTGATTTCTGTGATCTGTTCTTCGAGAAGAAATTTTACAATTTCCTTCCACATCCCAAAATCAAATAATCCATTTTCTCCAATAACATATAACCGGGTGGGAACTCTTTTATTAGATCCCATTGCTTTTAGTTTTCTATTAGCATGAACCGCATCATCATTATACACAGAAAAATGATTACGAACCATCCGGAAAATTGATTCCTCGCATGTCAATTTTCCTTTTCTATAAGTTGAAGTGTAATCAAAAAAGACCATTAAAGTTCCCTCATTTCTTTAAGAAGAATGATATTCTTAATATCTTGAGCAATAAACATGATTGCTTTAATTGTGAGTTCCAAATATTCAATCAGAAAGTCATAATCTTGAATTTTTTCATTAATGTCTGTAAGATTAGTTGAATTGTCAATATCATCGAGTATTTTCTTGTTGATGACAATCGCTACAGGAGATTCTTTGATTAATTTCGATATTGCATCATTACGAAGACTTCTCTTTTTCTTAAAGAGTTTCATTCTAACAATTTTAGCATCCGTCATCCGAGAAATCCAAATATGTTTTTCATATGGGATTCTCTTGGCCCGATCATCCAAATTCATATCGGTGATTGTCACTAATTCTGAATATTCTCTTTTATATTGTTCGTATAGTTCCATGTACTTGATAGGTCTATTATAAATAATAATATGGGAATGTCAATAGCAGATCGAGAAATACTTGAAAAAATATATTTAGAGAAAATATTAATTGAAATGGATGTCAATAGTATTATGGGAGGAGACCCCACACACGGAGGCGATTTCGACAATGAAGATGATTATGCTACTGGGGATAATCGTATCCCAAAAATCTTGGGTAAAGTTCAAACCCGAAAAGGGACGGCGAAAAAGAAGAAAAAACGCTCAAAAAAATCAAGTACGTACAATGGTAAGAAGTAGTACATCAAAGTATGTATAATGTAAATACATAGTAAATAATTGTACGTACAATATTACATTATGGAAACCATTCTTTTCTTTTTTCTTAAGCCTTAAGGGAGCCCCCCTACCCCCCATAGATTTATTTAAACACAGAAAATAGAATTGTCAACCCCTTGAAATGAAATAAATTAATAATAAATAAAAGAATGACAGAATGGATCAATTTTCCGGAAAATCCTGAAGATTATGTTGGAATTATATATTGTATAGTTAATAATATCAATAACAAAAAATATCTCGGAAAGAAACAATTACTTAAGAAAATACGGTTAAAAAAGAATAAAACACGAAAAAGGGATAAAATTGTATGGAAAGATAACGATGTTGAAAATTACTGGGGGTCATCTAAAGAATTATTACAAGATATTGAAGAATATGGTAAAAATAACTTTAAAAGAATAGTAATAGAGAATTGTACATCAAAATGGCACATGTCTTACGCTGAACTTATGTGGCAACTAGAATTTAATGCTCTAATGAGTGATAATTTTTATAATTCCATAATTAATGTAAGATTGAACAAGGCTCCAAAAAATTACATTGACATTGAGAGAAAGCGTGATAACATTCAATTATGATAATGATTACCCCATATGATGAATATATTGAAGACATAGACATTGTATTTAAACGTACAAATAACAATATAGGAGAATTTGTTTCAAATCATGGTGAAGGTATTTCGTTTGATTTTACAGATAAAAATAATAAGCGTCTATACACTCACTATTTTTTATATAATATATGTGAACAAATAAAAATTATTGAGCATAAGCTGATATATTATAACAATACAGTGTCCAAAGATCCATTTCGCAATGCTCTAATAAGTAAAACAAGAAGAATATTCGGACTTAAGATATTTGATGGCGTTTGGGACTTTCGAAAATTTGTAGACTTACTCAGTTATCAATATATTGGAGTTGTTGACAGGTTTGAATTATTTGTGGATTGTGATTGCAAGCCAAAAAACATGAAGCATATCAAGAAATACTTAGAAAAAGAAGGACTCTCCCAATTAGGAGATACATACTTCAAGGACATTGCCAATAAGATGCTTATTATGTGTTAAATAGCAGTATGAGTAGATTTCTCGAATTGCTAGAAGCTTCTGATCCACATAATACAGGAGATCCCAAATGGTTACTTGTAGATTTTCTTAAATCTAAGGGTATTAATGTATCGATGGTCAGGGATACCGACATGTTGTATATTGATACAGGGAATAGCACTATTGCAGTTACAATTTCCAATCAAGAAGAAGACTCTCAACAAGAAAATGACATGGTGACGGATATTTCTAAAGATGGGACTGACCCTCTAAACCCCCAAGCCGCACAAGTTAAAAAGCAACGTGCTGCTCTTGCTCCAAAAGTAATCAAAAAGGCCCAAACAGGTATTAAGCAATTACAAAAAGATATGCAAAAACCCATAGCTAACAAAGTAGTATGAAATCAAAAACCTTACGATTAATAGAACACCGCTTAAATCTGATTACAGAGCAGGGTGAAGACCCGCAAATGCAACCGATGGCACCAGACCAAGGAGGACAGCAGATGGACGTTCAGGACGTTACAGAGGAACCTCCGGGTGGTGCGGACGAGACAATGCCCTTAACATCTGAAGGAGAAGACAAATACATTAAAGATCTCGTCGATGCTGCCTTGTTTCAACCAAGCGCAGAAGAGGCAAATAGTCTTTTGAATCTTCAGAGTGTGATGGAATTGAAAAAATTCACGAACGCAAGGGAAGAGGTTCTTCCAATTGTTTTGGGCATTATCTCAAAAGAAACGCAAGCTAATGACATGAGAGCAAATCTCGATGCATTAGATTGATAAATACTTATATGAAATTTAAATCAGATGAATTAATTTGGGAAGCCTATATTGCAGAGAATATGGAGATGGGGGGAGGAATGGAAATGCCCGAGAATGATGGGGCCGCAATGGTCATGGAATTTGAACCCGCAATAGGCGAAGTCGAAGAAACCGAAGGCCCTGAAGAAATTGACATTGCTGTCTACGTAGAAATTAAGAAATTGGCAGAATATTCCGACAGGATATTTAAAATGTGTCAAGAAACTGAATTGGAGCCTTGGATGCTTGCTCAACTAGTCAAAGCGTCAAGCTGGGTTTCGGATGTTTGGCACCAACTTGACGCAAGCGCGGATTTTGCAAACTCAGGATTCGAACAATCGGACAATATTGACATTCAATGATCCCATTCAATGAATACTTTCTGGAAAAAACTATACTTGGTCTGGAAGAGACCATTTATATAGATGGTATTGGGCAAATTAGAGCTAAGTTAGATACGGGAAATGGCGCATTTAATGTTATTCATGGAACTGACATTAAATCTGATGGATCGATGGTTCGTTTTACTACAGAAAATGGGGTAGTCCTTGAAAAACCCGTTTCAGATACAATTTCAATCAATGTTGGAGCAGGACACAAGGAAGAACGTCCCGTGATTCTCCTCAATGTCAAAGTTGGCGGAAAAATATTCCGGGAGGTCCCATTTTCAGTGTCAGATCGGACAGAGAACACCCACAAAATTTTAATTGGTAAGACGTTTATTCAAGATGAACTAGACGCCTTAATCGATGTGAGTCTTATGGACGTTGCGGGGAAGAACATGGAGGTAAAGGTATGAGAACGTATTCACAAGCAGAATTATTGGAAGAGGGATTTTGGGACAAGTTTAAAGGGGCCGCAAAAGGCGCGGCTAAAACTGTGAGAGGAGCAACACGGGCAGGTGCAACCATTGCACGGGCAATAGCACCAGAAATCACAGACCCATTAGACGAGATACAAACGGGATTTAGAAATGTAAAGAACTCGTTTAGGCAAGGTAAGGCAGGAGTGGAGGACCCAAAACTCGCGGTCAAAAACATGACATCAGACGAGATTGACCGGGAAAAAGAGACACAGGAAGACCGTAAACTTGGAATAACCACTCGCCCCCAATATAATAGACCTCAAAATCAACAAGTGAAAGCGTCTCCAATCACTCAGAATATCAAAGATGGGATCACAATAGGATTAAGACAACGACAATTTCAAATTGTGCCTGGGTATCCAATCCAACAAGTGGGAGTCGGCAAACAAAACGCGGTATTTTACAAAGTCTTAGTTCAGAATCCACAGGCTCAGAAAGAATGGGTTGTCGTTGACGCGAATGGGCGAGACTCTCCGAATCAAGCTTGACAATTCGAATCTTGGAGTTATACTGAAATCGATATGAAAATTGAAATTGTCGCCAACAATGATGAGTTGTTCAAAATGGACACGGATACTCCTTTGCTTCTCCCAGAAGATATACGTTCTATGCAATACACAGAAGACGTAGAGATTGTGGACCCGGCCCGAACAGAACCCGCTGTCGTGCATACCCCAAAAGTAAAAGCACCGCAAGGTGTTCCTTTTGAGAATCACAAGTTTAATGGTCCCGGTTTTTTCGAAGGAACTTCTTGGGAAGGTAAAATGCAGCGACCCAATAGCTAAACTCTCAGGACTTGAGTGATGTGTTTTAGTATTTGAGAGCGAACGATATCAGTCGTATCCAATTTCATGCAGAATATATTATTCTTCACCGAATGCTCGGTGTCAAAGGCGTCAAAAATCGGTCTGAATCCAGACTCCCGAATGTCTGTTTGATTTGAATCTCCACATACAAAATATTTGGAATGTCTACCAAATCTGGTAAGAATTGTTACGATTTCACCTCTGGTCATATTTTGAGTTTCATCTAAGATGACAGCGGATCTGTTGAAGGTTAAACCTCGAACAAAGTTCACGGGTATGGCTTTAATACATCCATATTCCATTAGAGATTTTGTTGTGTGGCTATCGACAATTTCGCCAAGTTTGTCCATCAGGGGCATTGCATATGGTCCAAATTTCTCCTCAACCTCTCCCGGCAAAGCCCCAATAGACTTTGAAGAACTTTCAACAACCGTTCTAATATAAATGATGTGATCCACATGCCGGTCCTTCAACAACTCAAGTGCTGAATATACTGCCATATAAGTTTTCATTGATCCGGCGGGTCCATTCACGAAAACCATATTTGTATTTGGGTTTTGAGACGCGAAATAGAAATCCGAATGGTGGGCATTAAGAGGAAACTGTTTTTTTAATTCTATGTGTGAACAGTTGAAGTTTTTATCGAACGCATCTGTAAATTCTTCAGATGTTTCTTTCCGTTTTCGAGAGACTCTTTTTGTAGGCATCTACAACTATTTAATCCAGAGATAAAAAAAGCAAGACCGGAAAAAAAGATAGATTTCCCATTGACAATTAGAGATTGTGTGGTAAATTTAAAGGTATATGAGACTTGCAATTTCTGGAACCGCAAATACAGGCAAAACCACATTGGTCAATGCGTTCAAGCATAGATGGCCAATGTATACATCACCCACAAAAACTTATAGAGATATCCTAAAAGAGAAAAACCTGAGCCATTCCTCGGAAACGAGTGCCGAGACTCAATTGGCAATTCTTGATTGGATGATGTCTGAGCAAAAAAATTATCCCAAGGATTCCTATGTGATCTATGATCGCTGTCCTTGGGATAATTTAGCATATACTCTTCAGGGGAATGCAGATGGCTTGATTTCGGATGAAGTTACAGCCGCTTCAATCTCCTTTGTTAAAAAATCCATGAAAGAATTGGATATTATCTTCTGGTTGAAGTATAATCCCACAATTAAAATTGTAGATGATGGTGTGCGAGACACCACAGATGGATTTATTGAAGAAACGGATAAGATTTTTGGCGATCTGTTCGATCAATACATGGACAATCTCGATCAAGATATTTTTTATCCAAAAGAAGACTGCCCTGCTATCATCGCTCTGGATGATGCATTTCCAACTGTTGATGATCGCATGATGTTTATTGGAGAGTTCCTAAACAAAGAGGGAGATCTAATTGAAACGGACGAGTCGATCTTGAGTATGGACAATCTGAAAATCTACGAGGATATTCTGGGAGATCAGAAAAAACAAATAGAGGCAGATGCCAGATTGAACAAAATCATTGGAGAATTGAAAAAATGAAAAGTCCAGGGAAAATTGGGGTAGGCATTATCACCTGTAATCGGCCAGAAATGTTAAAAAAATGTTGTCTGTCGCTTAAAGATAATGCCACCATTGACGAAATAATTATCATAGATGATGGAACTGAAAGAGTGTCTCCTAATTGGTTTCTCGAAAATCGGATTTTTCACACGGAAAATGGAGAGTTAGAGATTAACAATAGGGTAAGTCACAATTATACCAATTTGGGTGTAGGGGAATCCAAAAATAAAGCTCTTAATCATCTATTGGATACGAGATGTGATCACATATTTTTAATTGAGGATGATATCTTTATTAAAGACCCAACTGTTTTCCTAAAGTATATAGAAGCATCTTTAGTCTCTGGAATCCAACATTTCAATTTCTCCCAACATGGTTTGATGAATAAGACTTTTGATGGAAGAAAAACACCCAACCCCCGATTGATTGTAGATTATGGTGGGGTGAAAATTCCATTATACCCACATTGTGTGGGGGCATTTTCATATTACTCGAAATACTGTCTCGATTTTGTGGGATTATTGGATGAAAGATATGTCAATGCTTGCGAGCATGTGGATCATACGTATCAAATCATTAAAAAGGAAATGCATCCCCCGTTTTGGTATTTCGCAGATATTGAAAACTCTTGGGAATATTTGGGAGATGAGGAATGGTCCTTGGCGAACTCCACGATCTCTTCTAAGCCTAACCATCAGCAGATGATGCGGGACGCAGATAAAATCTTCGTTGAGACGCACGGGCATCTCCCGGTCGAAACTCCGCAGGTTGGAGAAGAAGATGTAATAAAAACTTTAAAAGAAATTAAAAAGACATGGACCTTACAATTGTAACGTGTAATCATAATACCCCAAAATTAATTCGAAATTTGGTGAAGTCGGTCAATAATACTTGTGAAAGTGTTCCTAAAATATTGGTGGTTGATACGGGCCACCACCCAACACCATACCAAGAAATGGCTATTGGTGCGTCTTATTGGTGGCACCCTGACAGGTCACATGGGGATGCTGTTAATGGTGCTATGTCTAAAAAATCAATTAAGACTCGATACATGCTATTAGTGGATTCTGATGTTTTGTTCCTCAAAGATATTAAAAAACCCTTCGAAAAATTTAAAGAGTCCGGTGTAGCGTTGATGGGCGAAGTGGTCGGAGATCGAGGAGGAAAATCATTATACCCTAGAGTCAATCCATGGTTCTGTTTTATAGATTTGGACACCATCAAGGCTAACGACATCGAGTTTTATGACCAGTATAGAACAAAAGAAATTAAATCTGAGAAGATTTATGATATAGGCTCAACATTCTATGAGGATATTTTAGGAAAAGGATTAGAAATTGGAGATGCTAAAATGGAGGGAAAGTATTTTAAACATTATGAAGGAATGTCTTGGAGAGTTCAGAAATATGATCCCTCTAATGGAGACACTGACATCGATGTTGGAGGAACTCATGATAACAAAGCATTATATGAGTATGGTTTAATGGTGGCAAAGCAATACGAGATAGACATTAAGGAATTATGAAAACATTAAATGATTATTTTGAAAAAATATATTGTTTGAATTTGGATCGGAGAACTGACAGATGGGAGAAATGTCAGGAGAATTTCAAAAAACTTCATCTAAATGTTGAAAGAGTCTCGGCAATAGACAAACATACCCTAACATCCAATACTTCAATATCTGAAGGACAATTGGCTTGCTCGAAAAGCCATCTATCAATGATACAAAAGGCTAAGGATGATCAATTATCCCCCATATTAATATTAGAAGATGATGTGATATTATCCGATAATATCAATGAGGTGTTCGAAAAAAATGTGAATAATATTCCCAGGGATTGGGGCATGTTATATTTTGGGGGAAATCATTTAAATGGGACGGTTCATGTGGTGGAAGATATTCACCGGATGCGCTCATCTTTAACCACTCACGCATATTCTTTAAATGCTAGATTATATGATGGGATTCTTTCTGGGGTTGGTCGTAATTGGCCCATTGATGTATATTATGCCAGTATACACAGACAAGTTCCTTGTTATGTAATGCAAGAAGGGGCCAAACAATTAGCATGGCAGGATGATGGATATAGTGACATTGACGAAGCTGAATGTCACTATACATGGTTGAAGTAACACAGTAGGTATGAATAATTTTACACTATCTATAATAATTCCATGCTATGAAATGAGTGGAAAAGGATCAATATTCTTGAAAAAGTCTCTTGATATTTTAAGAAATCAAGATATAGAAACTTTGAAGTTTGAAATTGTAATTTCCGATCATTCGATTGACGATGAAATTCAAAAATGTTGTGAATTATATACAGATCTCAATATAGGATATATTAAAAATGATCAAAATCGAGGATCTATGTCGGCAAATGCCAATAATTGTATTCGACATTGTTCTGGAAAATATATAAAACCATTATTTCAAGATGATTATTTATTCTCTAACAATTCTTTACGATTAATGGTGGACAACATCCAAGATAACTGGATCTCTCATGAATACATTCATTTTGATTACGCTGATAATAAGTATTATAACCAGCGAACGCCCTATTATAATGCGAATATGAGGTCGGGTGTGAATACTATAGGACCACCAACTGCTACAATTTTTTTAAATGACGATAATTTTTTTGATGAAGAGTTGTCCTGGTTTATGGATACAGATTTTTTTCACAGAATGTTCTTAAAATACGGCCCAATGACAGTATTAAAATGTAATACGCCATTGAGCGTTGTCACAACTTGGTCGGGGCAGACCACCAACACCACAATCACTCAAGAATTAATTCAAAACGAATCACAATATATAAAACGCAAATATGAAAACATACACTGACGATCTATTACCAAAACTGAGATATAAATTTGAATCTTGCGAATTAATTAAAACTAATTACTCTCAAGTTTATCAAGACATGTTTGTATTAACTATGTTAGATGGTAAACGCGATGGCATTTTTGTAGAGATTGGCGCGAGTCATCCTATATCTATCAACAACACGTTCTTACTAGAATCTCAATTTAATTGGGACGGAATTTCTATTGACATTGCGGATTTTTATTCCTTTAAAAATACAAGGAGATCCAAATTTTTATGTCAAGATGCGTTGACCATTGATTATAAAAAATTATTTGAAGATCATAAGTTACCATTTCAAATCGATTATCTTCAAGTGGACATCGACCCCAATTATAATACATTATCATGTTTGAAACGATTACCACTTGAAGATTATAGATTTTCAGTTATAACATATGAAACTGATGTGTATGATCCCAATATGCCTAGAGACCAGGCATTAAAAAATAGGCAAGAATCAAGAGATATTTTATTATCCCATGGATATGAAATGCTAGTCGGAAATATATGTAATTTGTCTACATCTGACCCATTTGAAGATTGGTACGTTGATCCGAATATTATATCAAAAGAAATTATAGATAAAATGCGAGAATCATCTGAATATAACAATACAGCAGAAAGTTACATGTTTGATTTATGATAATTACGGAACTCTACAATGGCCAGGGGCTAGGAAACCATTTCATGGTTTTTATAACGAAGATGGGTTTATCTGCGTTAATTATAGGCATGTTTACAAAGAGAATGGAATGAAATTTGCGGGCATTGATACGGCTAAATATTTTTCACATGAAACTCCAATCCCTGAAATTGAAGGTATTGTCCCGTTTGCATTTCACGGAAGAAAGGGGATTTTTGATTAATTATACTAAATCTTATCCCAGACTATTGACTTGTTGTGAGGATATGATATGCTTCTTAACAGAAGACGAAGAAATTTCAATTCAATAATATGATATTAAAAGAAAACATTAAAACTTTAGTGGGGAATCACGTATCTCCATACATCTACAATGCGAAAGAGTTTAATCCCGGAATAACTCCGATTTATTATTCTGGTCCGTATTGGAACAGTGAAGAAACGGAGGCGGCATTAGACTCGTTTCTAAATGGAAAATGGATAACCGCCGGGGAGAAAGTTTTCAAATTTGAAAAAGAATTCAGCAAAAAGTTTCATTGTAAGTATTCTCATATGGTAAACTCTGGAAGTTCCGCGAACCTAATTTTGATTACAGCCCTGAAAAAACGATTTGGGTGGGACGATGGAGATGAAATAATTGTGTCTCCCGTAGGATTCCCAACCACAATTTCAGTAATATATCAAAACAGATTAGTTCCCACATTTGTTGATATTGAATGGGACACTTTAAATTTTGACATCAATAAAATTGAAGAAAAGATAACGCAAAAGACAAGAGCTATTTTTGTTTCGCCCGTATTGGGAAATCCCCCAGACATTGACAAACTATTAGAATTGTGTAAAAAATATAATCTGCTATTGGTTGGCGACAACTGTGATAGTTTGGGTAGTAAATGGGACGGCAAATATTTGAATGAATATTATGTCGCTTTTTCCAATTCCTTTTATCTCGCCCACCACATCAGCACAGGCGAGGGCGGGATGGTCTGCACCGATGATGTGGAATTGAAGAAACTGTTCGTGAGCCTATGCTGGTGGGGACGAGATTGCTATTGTGTGGGATCTGCTAACCTCTTGCCGTGTGGCTCATGTGGAAAACGTTTCGATAAATGGTTGGACGATTTTGATGGAGTGATAGATCATAAATACGTGTTTTCTGAAATGGGATATAATTTAAAACCTTTAGATTTACAAGGAGCAATTGGGTTAGTTCAATTATCTAAATTGGATGAAATAGAAGAACGGAGACAAACATCCAAGACCACAATTACAGACATATTTCTACGTAACTTGGATGGTATTCACACTCCCACAACCTTAGAAAAGGCAAATCCCTGTTGGTTCGGAACACCATTTATATGCGAAGATCCAATTTTGAAACATAAATTGGTAAAACATTTAGAAGAAAATAAGATTCAAACTCGAAATTATTTTGCTGGGAATATCCTCATCCATCCCGGCTATAAATTTCTTGGCAATTATAAAGATTATCCAGAATCAAATAAAGTGTTAGACAGAGTATTTTTCATTGGGGCCGCACCACATTATACGGAAGAGGTGTTTGAATATATTGAAGAAACCGTAAAACAATTTAAATTATGATATCAGTATTTGGGGCAAAAGGATTTATTGGTTCGGCATTTTGTCGAAAATATAAAGAGCAAGTTATAGAAATCGAAAGAGATAGTGTTATACCATTGTCCAATGAGGTGTTGTATCTCATAAGTACTGTAGACAATTATAATATTTTCAATGACTCAAAAATAGATATTCAAACCAATCTAATTCATTTGATGTCGGTCTTAGATAATTGCAAGGACAGAGATATAACCTTCACATTTATTAGTTCTTGGTTTGTGTATGGTAATGATTACCTTCCCGCTTTCGAAACTGATGTTTGTAATCCCAAAGGATTCTATTCTATAACTAAACACGCCGCAGAATTAATGTTGGAATCTTATTGTAAGACTTTCAACATCAAATATAAAATAATTCGTATGGCGAACGTCATTGGGAAGAATGATAGTAAGGTGTCGAAGAAAAAAAACGCCTTTCAATATTTGATTGGGGAACTAAAAGAAAATAGACCCATTGCATTATACAATGATGGCCTATTTTATAGGGATTATATACACATCCAAGATGCAATTGAGGGAATTAAACTAGTTGTGGGTGAAGGTGAATCTGGAGAGATTTATAATTTAGGATCTGGGTGTCCAAATTTATTCAAAAATATAATTTCATATGCCCACACCAAACTAAACTCTAAAAGTGAAATTGGGACGATGGCTCCTACCGATTTTCACAAATTGGTGCAAGTAAAATCTATATACTTAGATATAACAAAGATCGAAGAACTTGGATATTTTCCAAAAATAGACCTCATAACTGCTATAGACGATATATTATAATGAAACCTACTTTAACTGGAAGCGTAACCGACAACACCCATTTAGATCATATTGATTTTAAATGCATGGTTTTATTTGAACCATGTCCCCAATTTTTATATTCTAATTGGCGAGAGGCACTGCGAGATTATGATAAAATCATTATGATCAATGGATGTGAGCCGCCACCAATAAACAATATAAGATCGATACTGGAGTCTCAAGATCTTGATTCTATGGATGTCTACACTTTCGATGAAGAATTACTCAACAATTTTCCGAAATTTAAGAAATTCATATTTGGAACCTGTTGGGTGCTGACAAATGAGAATGGCAACATGGTCAACACGCGAGCGGAATATTTCGATTTCTTCAAACCTGAAAATAAGAACTTTAAAGTGTCGTATATCCGCTCCGATAAAAATTGCTTAGAGGGGCATAGACTCAGACACCAAATATCATTTGATGATTGTGCATGTGAGATTTTATATCCTAAGTATAGAATCGACACAAAGATACCATTGTTTGTAGATTCTATGTTTCATATCTCCATTGAAAATTCCAAATATGCTAATTATTTCACAGAAAAAATTATAGATTGTTTCATGAGTAAAACGATTCCTATATATTGGGGGTGTCCAAACATATCAGAATATTTTAATCCGGATGGTATTATAACATTTGAAACTCCCGAAGAACTAACCACAATATTACGCACCATAAGTCCAACGTGGTATCAGGATAGACTTCCGGTAATTTTAGAAAACTATGAAAGGTCCAAAGAATACGCATTCATATGGGATCGGTTGAACAACATGGTGCTATCGTGACAAAATGTTATGCCAGATTGGCGGGTGGTGTAGGTAATCAATTGTTTATCACTGCGGCAGCGTATGCGTATTCTAAAAAATATAATAAAGAATTATGCTTAGATGGGGATAATTGGGTCGGCCATCAAGGCAAACCGGCAAATGAATATAGAGATACAATTTTCAAGAATTTTATATATGATAGTTCATACCTATCGGGCACCACTCCGATTTTAGAAAAACGATGTAATTATGATGACCCCCCAGAAATCGATGGAAGTGTTGCATTTTGCGGATACTTCCAATCACTAAAATATTTTGAAGAATATAAGGATGATTTTATAAAAGAATTGAACCTCCCGGAAGTTGATGTATCGATCCTCAATAAAAAGAATGTAGCGTTTCACATCAGAAGAGGTGATTATCTGACATTTAAAGACATCTATGGAATCTGTGGAACCAAATATTTCGAAGATCACTTTAAAAAGTTTGAGGATTATCAGATCAATGTATTCACAGATTCTCCAGAGCATGTTTTAGACGAGTTTGAGAAATATGATTTCAATTTAATTCAAACCTCATCAGAATTAAATGACTTGACTTTGATGTCGAAGCATGATAGTATGGTGTGTAGCAACTCTACCTTTTCATGGTGGGCGTCCCTGATCGGAAATACGAAAACTGTGATAGTTCCCGATAAATGGTTCTTAGACGGGAGAGAACACGAAGACATTTATAGACCCGATATGATAAAATATGAGCTTTAAGACAACAAATCATCTGCTCTTTGAGAAAAAGAAGCCATTGGATATAGATCGTCTCGCGGAGTTCAATCCATATCTCGCGGCCCGATCATTTTCTTTTCTGAACAATGGCACGTTCATAGAATATATTAACGAAACTCTGAATATGTATTCAAACTTATTTGCATCGCCAGAAGATAAGTTTAAATTTTTTGAAAATGTGATCGTCAAGAGTAAAAAAAGACCATATAAATATATCAAAAGAGCCCAAAAAGACAGGAAAATTGAATCAGAACCAACTCCAGAATTTTACTCCACAAGAGAACTTGCTTTTCTAAAAGAACAACTTAAATAAAAATACAATGAATGACACACCCGCCGCATCAATCGACATCCTCACTCCCCTCAGAAGCCACATCGATCTTACTGATAATGCCCTTCCATCAGATTTTGGAATGGATGAGTATACTCTCTCAAAATTATTTGATGATGTTATGCTTTTAGAGTATTGCGACCTCCAAGGCTCCGATGATGGATCAGAATTCGTTATGCGGGGTAGAATCGCTATTCCAGTTGCCCAAATCCATAATGCATGGAGAAAAGGTAAAGTCATTCTAAAAGGTCCAAATGTCAAATATACGGACGTTGGAGACATTGTAATCTTCCCGAGTAATATGGGAATCCCAATTTCAAATCTTGAAGTTGATGGCTATGGGGAAGTCAATAAAGGCTTATTCCTAAACGAACAGAGGATGTTCGGCATTTGCAAGGCTAAATAATATTAGTGGCCAATGCGAGAGAAAGATTTGCGAGAATAGCAATAGATACCAAAGGACAACTTCGGGACGCATGGAGGAGATTTGTCTCGGGGTGGAAAGATGTGGAAGCATATCAGACCAATATTAAGCAATCTGATCGACTCATCTCCATGAGTGAATTGAAGGGTCTTCTTCAAAACAATGTATGTGAAATCGTTTTTGTAAGGAGAAGACCCGAAAGAGCCCGCCAAAGACCTCTAGTGAGGCGGATGCTTTGCACTAATTCATTCACCCTTCTGACCTCCTATAATGCTCAATATTCCTTCGATTTCAGACTTCCAAAAAGCGGAAGAAGAATGGACGAATACAAACATGACATTGTGGTGGCGTGGGATATTATGATGCAAGACTATCGAAATATATCAATATCAACCCCGGAGTCTCCCAATATAAAACAACCATCTTCGAGAACTTGTTATCTTCGTCAGACAATCCCACATGATGATACATTTTGGAAATATTATAATGATGTTCTTCTTAAAATGACACCAGAACAAAAAATGCAGTTCATGGACTCTGTTGGTTGATTTTGCAATATGTCTTTGTAAATATTGGTATGTATAGACTGGAAGAGAATTTGAAACCTTTAATGCTACAAAATGTCGATTTTAGGATCGATGGAAAAAATGTGAGATCGGGAAAGATCAAAGTTTTTAATACAAAACAATTTTTTATTAAGTTTAAAATAGAAACGGCGACAGGATCAAAAGATTATGAACTTCCATACCCATTTAAAGTTGTGAAAATACCCGAAGGTTATTTGTTCGATTATGCGTTGTCCGCATTCGTCCCGAAGACCGAGGACACTTTTTGGAAAATAAAGGTTATGAACCATGAGGGAGCGTCGAGACTATACGATAATTATCTTTATATCATCACGCGACCCCTTGACAATTAACGCTTCGGCGCTATACTCGGGGGATGACGAACCTACTTTTAAACTTCCCCGAGGGTTACACGCCAAATAAATCTCAGAAAGAGATCCTTCCCAAGATTGAGGCGGCATTTGCAAAAGATAAAAAGTTTATCATTATAAATGCTGCCACCGGATGTTTGACTGGTGATACCATTGTTATTTTAAACTCCAAGAAAAAAAGCAAACGGTTCAAATTGCGGGATGTTTATACTCATTTTCATGGAAGATCGCCACATGAAATACTTCCCGGTTATTGTGGGTGTGGGTGTGGAGAATTGTTAAAAGGAACTAGATCTAAACATTTAAAACATCACAGTTGCCAATTATATAAATGGGAGACAATTCCAAATATTCGATCTTATATTGGCGATAAATTAGGGTTACAATCAATGTTAAATGTTGTTTATTCTGGGAAAAAGGAAGTATATAGCTTGACATTATCTAACGGTTTTCAATTAAAGGGCACCGCGTGCCACCCAATTTTAACTAAAACTGGGTTTAAGCCATTGGGCGAATTGACGAATCTTGATAATATTGCGGTTGACCCAGTTTGGGATCGGAAAAATAACCCTAAGACTCCCACAATATATAAAAAAATGTATGATACGCATGTATGTGAAGTACCTCATCACCCATTTTCCAAATCGGTAAAAACCAACAAGTACTCCGCCGGGTTTACCTATAGAGTCGCAATTCATCGATTTGTAGTAGAGGCGAAATTAAACAATTGTACAGTAGCCGAACTAAAAGAAAAATGTCGAGTTAATGATATCGAAGGATTGATTTTTATAGACCCAACTACACATGTGGTTCATCATATAGATCACGATCACTATAATAATAGGGAGGATAATTTAATGGCTATGACAATTTCAGAACATTTAAAACATCATGGTAAGATCAACGTTGTCAATCTTGGGCGTTTTACGCCGAATTACACAACAGTTGAAAGTGTAAAATATATTGGAGTCGAAGATACGTATGACATTCAATGTCCCGACCCCCATCATAATTTCGTGGCCAATGGAATTGTTGTTCACAACTCGGGCAAGACTCATATAGTGAAAACTCTGGGTAATATGGTGCGACCCCCTAGTCTAGCCTTCAAAGAATCTGTAGATGATTATAGCATCTTCAAAGAAGGGGCAGAAGACTCGATGTTCGACGATTCATTTGGACTATATGCCCTGACGATTACAAAAGCACTCCAAGATCAATACAAGAACACATTCGAGGATACTGGAATCCTGAAAGGGCAATCGAATTATCAATGCGATCTGGATGATGCGATGTCCGTGGATATTGCGCCATGCATTTATATTCCGGGACAAAAACAAGAGTGCTGGAAATCTAATAGATGTCCCTACTATAATAGTCGAAACGAGATGTTGAAGTCTCAATTTTCAGCCTTGAATTACAGTATGTTCTTTTCTCTACCTGAGCATTTAAAGAAAAGACAGATTATTGTGTGTGATGAAGGATCAGAATTGGAAGACCAATTAGTGGCACAATTTACTTGCGAAATTGATATTTCCTTCTTGGTGAAACTTGGAGTTTATGTTTCATCATTTCCTGTTCAAGAGACACCAACTAAAATTATTAAGTGGCTGGGGAGCACTGTTCAAGCTGTTTTGGATTCCATTGACAATCATAAAGAGCAGATCAAAAATGCTAAAATATCGGAGATTTCGAAACTTCGATATGATTATACGAAACTTTTAAATCTTCAAAAAAGCATTGAAATCTTGTTAAGCACATATCACAGTTCCCAATATTTGATTGAACGAGCCAATAAGAAAATTAAGTTTATTCCTCTGAAAGTTGATAAATTGTCGTCATTTATATTTGACAATGCGGATACTGTTGTTATAATGTCTGCGACGATCATCGACCCAAAAAACTTTTGCAAGAATCTTGGGATCGAAGATTATGAATATATTGAGGCTGATAGTGCCTTTGATCCCGCGAAAGCGCCAATCTATATTCTGGCGAAACAGAAATTAAACTTCAAAAATCTCAAAGAAATGCTACCAGAATTAGCATCTCAGGTACAAGAACTCTTGGATGAACATCCAAATGAAAAAGGGATAGTTCACACCCACACACAATATATCGCAGACTATATAAGAGAAAATGTAAAAGACTCCCGATTATTATGTAGAGAGGTTGGGGTGAGAAATGAGGAATTATTAAACCAACATGAAATTAGTAAAGACCCAACGGTCTTAGTTTCTCCAAGTATGGCCTATGGGGTTGACCTCAAGGGAGACTTGGCGAACTTTCAGATTCTATTGAAAGCCCCATGGCTTCCGACCAAAGAGATTAGAATCGAACAAATGATGAAATTGGATAAACATTGGTATGCTAATAAAATGCTCTGCACTCTTGTTCAAGCGTGTGGTAGAGGCATTAGATCTGAGGAAGACGAATGTATTACATATATTTTAGACGGGTCAATATTTGATGCCATTATAAGAAACAAGGGGAAACTACCAATCTTTTTCTTAGATAGAATTGAATAATGCTAACGAGTCAAGATTTAATAAAATCGTTTAAAGAAGACAAGAAAATGAGCCGAGGACTAAGAAGAAAAACAAACATGTCAAAAAATAAATTAAACATCAAAAAAATCCTAGATAATATCCATTGGATCGACCAAATCGATGAGAATATTTTACCCTCTCAATTTGAGGTGGCTCCAGAATATCCAAACGATTTTCGAGCACTATTTGGAACGACTTCAGTATATTACTTATATATGGACAACCTTTGTATGTATAGAAAAAATTACAAAAAGCTCCTTGAATTTTTAATGTGTAATGGGTTCACATCATATTCTCAAGGACGAGGAACATACACGTTCGTCAATCCTGAAAGAAAAATTTGTATGTCTGGAGATTTTGGAGATACCCCTCCAGTATTAGAAGACTTGATGAAGCTCGATGTAAATGGCGAGCCAGAGGAGCCCGTGGGGCCAGATGATGGAGCCAGAGTCCATTTTTATAACCATATAAATAATAAAGACTTCGTGGAAACGTTGTTGAAATTGTTGAATACTTTGTTGGTCGAACCTATTAGAGTCTCTACAAACTTCTATATGATTGCCCAAAACCAAAATGGACTATTCAATCATCAAACTAGATTTAAAAGCATTCCCATCAAAGATGATAGATATGACTTATTCTATGGTGCCGAGTTTCCCCATGAGAAATTGAAGAAGTTCATAACAGGAGAGACTAAAAATCTCATGCTTCTCCATGGAGATCCGGGGACAGGTAAGAGTAACTATATCAAACACATCATCACAAACTCCCCTAGAAAGGTGATTTACGTCCCACCATCAATGCTTTCAGTATTGGCTACGCCGGGGTTTGTGTCCTATATAATGGAAAACCAAAATAGCATCCTTTTGATCGAAGATGCGGAAGAAGTTCTTTCGATTGATCGTAATTCCGCTACGAATAATCTCCTTGGTCTGACAGATGGGTTCCTAAAAGATGCCCTGAACCTTAAGATCATTTGCACCTTCAACTGTGATATTGGGCAAATCGATCCGGCACTCTTACGGAAAGGTCGTATGTATTTTGAATATAAGTTCTCGGACCTTTCCATTGTTGATGGTCAAAAGTTATCAGATTTTATGGAACTTGGGGTTGATGTAACAGAAGAGATGACATTGGCCGATCTCTTCAATAGAGACGCAAATATCACGGAATCATCATTGGACACGAAGTTTATGGGCTTTGCAACATAGCGCATGGTAAATATGAATAGTGAATAAATATTCGTATTTTAGGGAGAACATCAACATGCTGACACAATTCGTGGCGGCATTTGATGATTGTTTTGTTTATCGATATACCAAAAATGAGGTTCCCAAGGAAAAGATCAATGTTCGATATGTTCTGGGGCCAAAACAAAGGGTCCTCTATGATATTGTAGATCAGGCGAAGAATATTACTCTTCCTGTGATTTCGATGGAACAGAAGAATATCCAAAGAGATCCTACAAGAATTCAATTTAAAGATCAGAAGATGACACGCCCAAATAAGGGCAATACTCTGGTGTCAAGAGTCCCGTCTCCGATTCCTGTAATAATGGATATCGACGTGTCAATCGTCGCCAATTATAAAGAAGATATAGATCAGATTGCATCTAACTTTATTCCATGGTGTAATCCTTATTTCATTTTGTCTTGGAAGATACCAGAAGATTTTGGAATGGATTTCATAGATGAACTGAGAACTGAAGTTTCTTGGTCCGGGTCCATTGACTATGAGAACCCTATGAACATCGAACATACCGAGAAATATAAAATTGTCGGTAATACATCCTTCAAGTTGAAGGGGTGGTTGTTTCCTGCATTGGAAACCCCCCAAGCGCCGATCTATGTGGTGAATACTAATTTTATTGCTGTGTCATCAGGAGCAAATCTTTATAATTATGATACATTGGTTTCTGGTAATACCACCACCGATAGTATATTAATTTCGGCATATCCAGAGTTCACCAATGTATTTTATAAGGGAATGCCCGTTTATGATAACTTAACTCTGAGTCCAGATTGGGATCATACTTTCACATTCTTTGGAAAACGTTTTGATTTTAATAATACTTGGTATTTGAGTGGGTCATATTTCTCCAATCTACAATTGGTCGAAATTAATACTGCCAAATTTCCAACAATCTCCGCATATAGTATACCATCAGGGATGGTAACAACTATAAATGATAATATTGCATCTATTTCTTTGAGTTCTGGATATCTATCTGCGGGCAAGTTCACTGTTGTAACTGCAAATAGTGCTGGGTGGGTTGCGTGGGATAATACCGCCACAGTGGTTAGACTATCTGCGGCAACTCCCCCAGAAGATCCAGTTGATGCGTATGCTACTGAAATTCTTGCGGATTCTCCAATTGGATACTGGCGACTTGGAGAGTCCAGTGGAACAATTGCGGCAAATGATATGGGACCATATCCTGGTACCTATATTGGAAGTCCTATATTGGGTGTAGATGGCGCACTTATTGGTAATCCTAATACTGCCGCAACATTTGATGGAGCGACCCAGTATATTACGGTAGAGGATGATGATGCGGTCGCGCCTGTAGATATGACTATCGAATTTTGGGTAAAACTTGCATCCCTACCTCCTGAATCGTCATCACAGAGAATGTGGCTGATAACAAAAAGTGCGTATTTGCAACAAGAGTATGAGATCTCAATTAATAGTTATAGTAGCGATTACGGAAAGTTTGTCGCGACTCGATACACCTCATTGGATGGGGCAACGGGATTTCGTCGAGGTTCATCGTCTAGCGCCCAGATAGGAGTCTGGACACATGTGGTGTTCGTATTCGAGAACAAATACCCATTTGCATCCAGACCGGAATGTTATATAAACGGTGTATTGGATAATGGATCTTCATTTGCGGATTCTGGCGCTCCCACAACAACCGGATCGGTACAATTACGATTTGGGTGGAAGGACAATGAGAATAACGTAGATGGAACATTAGATGAAATAGCCATATACGATACAGTTCTCACATCAGACCGCATCGCAGCACACTATGCGGCATCTGGACGATGACATTAAAATATTAAACCCACCTTTAGAAAATAACGTTATAATAATTTGAGCCTTGTTATTTACCTTTTTTGGCTAAATATATGATATATGGCGAATATCATTAATAGACCGAATAATCGGGCAAATACTCGATCTGATGGGAAATCTCAGATGTATGATCGGAGTATGACCAACCATCTGAAGAACAGGACGCCATACAGTTATCAAGCTTTAGATATTGAGGAACTAAAAAATACCAAATATCGTTACTTCCAAAAAGTTGGAATGCGTAGACCCGAGGCAATTGCCAAGAACTCGGTTGTCTTAAATAACGACTTTAATACCACGGCATTCTCTCTGATAGACAAGGATAAGTCTTTTTCGGAAGTAATGTATGCTGCCGCTTCCGAGGAAAAACCCGGAAGAATGCGAGATTATCGCACCATGGCGGCATTCTCTGAGATCTCTGATGCTCTCAATGAAATGTGCGACGATACAATTGTTGCCGATGAAAATGATGAGATTGTTCTTTTGATGTTAAAAGACACGGAATTAGAATCCGTCAAAAAACAAGAGGTCCACGAAGAGTGGAGAAGGTATGTGAATTATTTTGACCTTCACAACCACGGGTGGAATTATTTTCGTCAATTTTTAATTGAAGGCGAATTATATTTTGAACAGATCATCCATACCGATTATACGAATGAGGGCGTTCTTGGAATTGTCAATGTTCCAGCTGACTTAATTGACCCGGTTTATTCAAACATTCAAAATATGTTGGTTAAGGGCTTCCTTTACCAGAAACCGATTTTCGATGTAAATGACCCGAAGAAAGTTGAAAAATATGAGCCCATTCCTTTTGAGGAGAATCAAATTGTTTATATAAACAATGGTCATTATAATGAAACTAAGGACTTTGTAGTCCCATATATTGAAAATGCGCGGAGAGCATATAGGCAATTAAGCATGATCGAAGATGCTATCGTCATCAAGAGATTGGTTCATGCCCCTCTTCGTTTTGTGTTCAATATTGATGTTGGAAGATTACCGGTACCGCAAGCAGAAGCATATTTGAAGAAGGTCCAGTCTCAGTATTGGTCAACTAAAACTTTTGACTCGGACGAGGGTGATATTGTCAAGAAATACTCTCCCCAGTCAACTCTGGACTCATTTTGGTTCGCGAAGAGACAGGGACAAGAACCCACCACAGTTCAAGAAATTGGGGGACAGGACAATATGGGCGACATGCCCGACCTGATGTTCTTCATCAAAAAACTTTATAGATCGCTGGGAGTTCCGACATCGAGATTGGACCCAGACGATTCATTTAGAGATGGCACAGATATCCTAAGAGAAGAACTTAAGTTTGCTAATACGGTCATAAGACAACAGAAAAAATTCGCCGCTGGTCTTAAGAGAGGATTTATAACACATCTCAAACTTCGTAAGATGTTTGACGAATATGATTTAATTGAAGAACAAGTTACCGTTCTATTCAATCCCCCATCTAATTTTCATGATCTTCGTAATAATCAAAAATTAGAATTAAAGGTCAATACATTTAACAGTTTGATTGGAACTGGGAAAATCTCAACTACTATGGCCCTTAAGAAAGTCATGGCATGGAAAGACAAGGATATTCTCGCTAATCGGGAATTACTTAGGTCCGATGCGGGTCTTCAGTGGGAACTGAATATGATCGAATCTATGGGACCAAATTATAAGGAACAATTATTGGCCCAAGCTAACGCCGGAGAACCCCAAGAAGCGGGGGTTGGTGTTGGGGGTGGTGATATGGGTGGAATGGCACCACCCGCCTTTGGTGGCGGTCCCGCTGGTCTTGGAATGGATGATGTAGAGGAACCTCCTAACGCTGGTAATCCCCCAGATCAAAACATTATCCCAGAGCCCGCAGAGATCTAACATTCACTAATAAAAACTCAGGCAATTCTGACCAATGTATACCACACGGAGATCTATAATCTAATTTGTCGCCCTTACTTTCATTTATAGTTGCGGGTATAATTTGAAGATTTAGGTGATGGTGAAAGCCCCCCTGATTTAATGGCAATATATGATCAACGTGGTGTAATATCCCAAGACATTTTGAGATTCGGATAGAGGAATCTTGTAAAGTTTTTTCTATTAAAATATTGTGATCTGGATGTAATAGATCTCTTAACTTCGCCCGTCTATTTTGGCAGTGGGTGTTACAAAGGGCTTTGTGCTCTTTTCGATATACTTTGGCCTGTTCTTTTCGATGTTCTTTATTATTATCTCGCCATAATTTTCCTCTATTATTTGAAATTTTCCGATTGTCGTAATAATAATTCCGCGCTCTTTTTCGAACACTTTCAGAGTTCTTTATATTATACTCTTTAGCGTATATGCTCATCTGCGCTTTAACTTCTGGAGAAGATCTATACGCCCGCATCAGGATCAATCTCATACACACCGTCGGTCAACTAGAGATCCCAGAATGGGAGATTGGCGTCCGTCATACAGAAGCTCACACAATTAAATGCGGAACTATAATAATAATATGTTCCAGTATTTGATTCTATATCAATACCAGATTCCGATAGGACGCCACATTGATAAAAATAATATTCTGTGCCAACGTTTGTTTGAGGGTGTTCGTATGCCGATTCTTGGCCCCACAAAATATAATCATTTGGCTCCTTGTAAAAGTAAAATGCATCTGCATTACTTTCAAGGTTGAGACCCGGAAGAGACTCAACTCCGCAAGTAAGAGGAACATAATAAGTTCCAGCATTTGAGTCATACGCCATATAATCTATTTAACACGCTAAATACATTTATATGTCGGAACTCTGCACAATCACCCCAATTTCTGCATTTATGAGCACAAATCTTTCTTCTAAGATTGCGTGTTATCAAGAATTGGGAGAAAGAATCTTGAGAATGTTGGGACACCCAATGATCAATGTAGAACTACATCCAGATCAATTGTATGATTCGATTTCAATGGCGTGTGAGTTCTTCACAAAATATGCGGGCCACACGAAAGAATATATCATCTTTGATTCCCGATTATATGAGGATAATAAGGGAGTAAGGTTAGATCATTTATTCACAGTTGCGAATACAAATTATACAGTGTCCCAAAAATTGGCAGAGGGGTCTCGACCAAATCCAGATTATGAGGCGAGTTTAAGAGGTAGTTTATATGTTTGCGTGTCTGCGGTATCCGCAACATACTTCACATCGTCCTCCGCATTATCTGGTATTATGCCCTCAGACGGCCTAACAATATTACAAGTTCTCGATTCAGAATCTTACTTGACTATTATAGATGCGCTCCCAGAACTCGCAACTGTTTTTAAGGTTTCCCCTCAAAAAACCATTAGTATTCAATGCGTTGCCACAGAGTCCACTACATTTCAAAATATGTTTGACTATGATGCTATGGACTATCGGAAGGTGATTAGTGTTACTGATTTTGAAGAAGGAAGTAGCAGTGGCGTTAATACATTGTTCTCGATGGAATCCACAATGGCACAACAAACATTTTATAGTTATGCTATGGGCAACTTTGGGTTCGATTTACTTTCTTGGCATGTCGTGAAAGATTGGATGAAGACCAGAGAGAAGGTTCTGGCCATTCGTAGAGAAATTCATTTCGACAACAGAACACAATACATGAGGATGTATCCTCAACCACGGAATACTACAAACTTCGTAGGTGTCTTGGAATGCTACGTAGAACGTCCAATTCGTGATATAATCAAGGAAAAATGGATCTTGGATTACTCCGTGGCTCTTTCAAAGATTATGTGGGGCCGTATCTTAACTCATATAACTGGCGTGACAATTCTTGGGGGTGGTTCTCTCAACGGTGAGAGCGTTCTTCAAGAAGGTATTACGGACAAGAAAGAATTAGAAGAAATGTTAGTCGGCGGCGGCTTCGGGGATTTCGAGCCTATCGGAATGTTCACCGAGTGATCTGGTATACGCAATTCAAATTATTATCCTTGAAAATCTCATATTCAGACTAAATACATTTGAATATGAGATTGTTTAGCGAGTCGGTGAAGCACACCAACACTAACTCAACCCAAAATATTTTACAGGTTAAAGAATTCGAAGAAGTCTTTTTCAATATATTTGACGTTGAGATAAACAAGAAGAAATACCAAGTGGAAAAACTTTGTGAACACAAAGGACAACCGGTGGTATCTGTTCCTGTGGTAGTGGATGGGGAGGAGCAGTTATTTCCCTTTATTTTAACAAAGGGAAAACAGGAAATATTGTTCAATGAAAACAATATAGAGTTTATTTTCGAGGAAGAGGAACTTTTAGAGCCAGAAGATGTAGAGAATACGAGCCTTATACGGGAAGAAACTAAGAAACAAATCTCACAACAAATCTTAAGGGCCAAAAAAGAAGCAACAAGTCATGCGGAAAATATAAAGATCCAAAAAATCAATGAGGCAAATCTCGAAATCGAAGAGAGAGAAAATGCGCTCAACACAATGGTGGAATCTGCGCGGGACTCTCTTGTTGATGAGTTCGTAAGTATTACATCTAAGATTCGAAAAGAATTGGAAGGCTCAAATACCAACAATCTCTCAGATCTAAAGGAGACGATTGACAATAAATTGAAAATGCTGACAGAGGATTTATCCTTGTCGCTCAAAAAAGACTTCTCAAAGTTCTCCTCTAAGTTTGATAAGAAAGTACAAGAGTCCCTTCGGACAATGTACTCCACAATTCTGGAGAAGAAAGTCGATAAAGAATTAACCTCGATTGCTACTGATATCGTCGAGAAGGTAGACATCATAGACAAAGCCTTAGATCTTAAGTTAAGGAGAAAGGCCGATTTAGTTGTCATAGAAACTGTCGAAAAGCAATTGGACGCAGTTAGAGATGACAACATAGAGCTTAACAACCTTCTGAATAAGGGTGTCAATAAAGCATTGTCCCGTGTTGGTCAAGTCAATACCAAATTGGATGACCTCACAATTGCAGTTTCCGACGCAGTTGAAGATAAGATCAACGAAGCAACCCTAGAAATCAGTGGTCGCTATGATGAGAAATTAAAGATTCTGGAAGAAAAAACTTTCGATTGGTCCGATGATCTTCGAAAGCACATCATTGCGCTTGCCCAAGAGTCCAAGAGTAATCTCTTAACTGAGATTCGAGAACTTAAAAATGAAAAACCAATCGAGTACATTATCGAAAAAAATGGCAAACCAGAGGTCAAAGACTGGGACACAATCCAAAAAGATTGGGATAAAAAGATTTCCGACAAGTTTTCAAATGAACTTGTAAGACTTAAAAAGCATATAATATATGGTGGTGGGGGTGGTTCTGTGGCAATGCAATTTGCAGACGGAGGAACCATGGGGGGAAATCTAACCGTGGATGGAAATCTTCTGGTCACCGGATCTATATCGGCCAATGAATATCTTGGAATCCCGAGCAGTTCCGCATCTACTGAATTGGTAACAACCACCACATTAGAATTATCATCCTCCACTTTCACGGACTATATAAGTCAAACGGTCTTCAAAGATTCTCTCTCAGCTGGAAGTAACACAACTCAAACATTCGCCCTATCAACAGATCTAGAATTATCATCTGTAAAACTATTCATAACATTCGATAGTATTCTCAACCGTTCGGTTGTCGAAGCATTCACAATGCAGTATGACAATACTTGCATGACGAATGTATATTCGATCATAAACTCTGGAATTCAAGTATTTGACACATTGGACTGTTCAATAAGTGATAATTCTTTATATGTGAATACAAGTGTCCCAAGCCAATGTAATATGATCATACATGGTATGGCAACATACATAGATAGATTCGTTTCAGACGATACATTCATGATAACCGAAGATGCTCTCTTTATCTTCGAAACGGAAGATGGCACGGAAATCCTCTTCATTATAGAGTCCTAACGATTAAATAGAATAAGAACATGACAACAAAAAAGTTTTCAGAATTAACACGCCTAAGCGCAGTAGCATTAAGTGCTGTCGTGCCAGTGGTACAATCAGGTACTAACTACTCCGCAACCATACAAGTCATCAAGGATGCTGTGGGGGGTGGTGACTACCTACCACTGTCTGGTGGTGACATCACAGGCAATGTGAATGTATCTGGCACCGTATCAACGGCAACCCTTTCTGCAACATCTGATATCATAATTACAGATGGGGTATATACATCATTCACTTCGTCCCGCGATATAGCCAACTCGGATAATGGCAAGATACTGTTATTCACTGGTGCCCTTTCGGCGACTTTGAATGGAGATCTCAATCCCGGATTCCAATGTGGATTTGCTCAGACGGATAGTAATCAAACGACATTCTTATCCGCTGGTGGATCTACTGTTGGAAATTATGATGGGTCTACGAAGACTCAAGGTCAATATGCGATGGGAACAATCATAAGGATTGCTCCATCAATTTATATCACAGCTGGACAACTTTCTTAATATGTTTTCTTTACCAACATTACGGGCAGGATTAGTAGGTGGATCTCCATATCCACGCAATGATCTCTTGGCTCAATACAACGCGATCACATCCTCCGAGTTGGTGAGTAGTCTTGGTAATGCGCGAGACGTTCAGCAGGGGTGGGCTTATGAACTGGACGGCATATCAAAATACGTCACGATTCCAGACAATGCCAATTTGGACATCACAGATAAACTGTCTGTGGTAGTGAGAGTGAAAGGTGCTTGTTCTGCTATAACGCAAATCAACACACTGATAGGCAAATACGATACGGA